TTACACCGCTAGATTTAATTGTGCGTCGCCATAATGTGACGCGGGAAATGCATCACTTGGTATAAAGTCAGGCGGTACATCTTCACATTTAATTCTTTTGGTCACCAATCTTTCAACGCTATTCAGCGTGGTAAAAGTAATACTGCATTCCAGGTTTTGGCACTGATGATACTGACGTATCGTCATTTCACTGAGGCGGCGACTGGTTCGTGTGCGGGCGGTGGCGCCGCAATGAGGGCAAACAAACATGACTGACTCCCCGGCGGGGTTTGAGTTGTCTTTATTTTAGTCACTTTCTGCTATCCAGTCAGCAATCTTTGCCTCCAGTTCCAGACGGGAAGTAAAACCACTCCCATCAAAGACATGTTCTATACGCGATATTATCCATTCCTGTTTATCAATATCTGATTTAAACCCACTGACTGAAACCGGCACTTCCGGGTAAAGGTCAGCACGGCCTCGCGCCAGGGTGATCGAGAATTGCGCCGCGCCGCGTTGGAGTTGTTGCCATTTCGCCGCCGCCGCACGCTTCGCCGCCGTCTCATTCTGATAGGTTTTGCGCAGCACGTAGACATTCCCGTCTTCACCTTCCATATAATCACCTTCGCGGCTGCTGCTTTTTTCCTGTTTCTTTTGGGGTGTTCTTTTTTTTACGCTGACCTTTTTCTTTTTCCCGAAGTTCAGATCCAGCCAGTACGCGCGCACGCCGGTATAGGCATCACGATCTGCAATACGGAAGCTGTGCCTGTCGCCGCTGGAACGGGTGATTTCAGCCGCTGGCAATGGCTTACCAGATGCACTGACGCCGCCACCGGGCAGGATAAACAGCAGACAACCATTTTTAACCGTGGCGATAGCGCCCAGCATTTCCGCCATGCGGGTTAAAAACGACATATCGCTTTCTTGGGTTTGATCTGCGTGGTCAATTTCCAGACCCATCAGTTGCGCACTGATTAAGGGCTTTAGGCTGTATCGATGGGCGATTGCCGATACCACACGCTCAACCGTTACGTCATGCCATGAAACTTCGCGCTTGACGTTAAATTCGTCGCGAAAATCGGCGCTACGGGCGGTGATCTCGATGGCGTCCGGTGGCCCTGAATGGGCGACCTCATCAACAACAAAAATGCCTTTGTGAACCAGTGCTTCCCCTTTCCATCCCAGAGATACGGATAATTCCGCGCCGCGCGGCGGCAGGTCAATACGTCCGTCCGCATCATCAACGGAAATTGTTAACTGATCGGCATCAAAGCCCCGGTTATCTGTCATTGAAAGCGAAATCAGACGTTCATCCAGTAATGCAAGTGTTTTACCGCCCATCGTGATGTTAAAGCCGGGAACTTTAACCACTTCCGTTGACGCATTATCAATATCGGAAAGCCCTGAACTCAGCATTTGCTGAATATCCGTCAAGTTGCTCAATACCATTTCACACCCCCGGCGCTGATAGTTTCATGCGCGCGCGAAACGACAAACAGCCGTTTGTTGTCGCCTGCCTGTAACAACCCTAAGCGCGTGTCTGGTCTGTTGTTTTCGGCGAATATCACGATGAACTCACTGACGAGGCGGCAAGACATGACCGACAATTTTTTCCACGGCGTTCGCGTCCGGGAAAACACCGATCTGGTAACAGCCATCAATGACATTGACTCGACGGTCATTGGCATCGTGGCAGTTGCGGACGATGCAGACCCGGATACGTTTCCGTTAAATACTCCCGTACTTATCACCCGCGTTAATAATGTGTTGGGTAAGGCCGGCATGACCGGATCGCTTTACAAAAGCCTGAAGGCGATTTCTGACCAGTGCAGCCCTAAAGTCATTGTGGTGCGAGTGGCCCAGGCTGTTGAAGGGGAAGACAATCCGACGCAATCACAGCTTATGATTGGCGGCACTGCTGCCGATGGTAGCTATACCGGAATGTATGCGTTTTTAACGGCAGAACAGAAAACCGGCTATCGTCCGCGCATTCTGGCCATTCCCGACTACGACGCGATTGAAGTGGCTACACAACTTTGTGTTATCGCGCAGAAGCTGCGGGCATTCGTTTACGCGCACTGTCACGGCTGCGAAACCATTGCGGAAGCGAAGGCATACCGCACCACGCTGAACTATCGCGAAGTGATGACAATCTGGCCCAACTTCATCACGTACAACCCGTTGACCGGGCAAAACGAAGAATTCCCGGCTACAGCCTATGCCTGCGGTCTGCGGGCGCTGATCGATAACACGCAGGGTTGGCACAAATCCTTGTCTAACGTTGCTGTTAACAATGTGCTGGGGATTGCCAAAGATGTGTTTTGGGCGTTACAGGCGGAAGACAGCGACGCCAACGAACTCAATGCCAACGAGATCACCACGCTGATTAAGCGCGACGGGTTCCGATTCTGGGGCAACCGTACCACTGATCCCGATAAAGAATACATCTTTGAGGTGTACACCCGCACCGCGCAGATACTGGCTGACAGTATCGCAGAGGCGCAATTTACCACTGTCGATAAACCCATGACGCCAGGTAACGTCAAGGACGTGGTCAGCGGCATTGACGCCAAATTACAGGCGCTGGTGACCGCCGGGAAACTGATCGGCGCGGCCTGCTGGTTCGATATCGAGGACAACCCGACGACCGGGTTACGCCAGGGCAAGTGCATTGTGCGTTACAACTATACGCCTGTCCCGCCGCTGGAAGATCTGAGTCTCTACCAGACGTTCACCGATCAGTATTTTGAAACCGCTTTTTCTTCATTGGGGGGCGCGTAAATGGCCGTACCTAAAAAGCTCCGCCTGTTTACGTGCTACGTGGACGGCGATAACCATATCGGGAAGATCCCCAGCGTAACGCTACCTAAAATCACCCGTAAAACGGAAGATTTTCAGGGCGGCGGAATGATTGGCGCCGTTGCTGTCGATCTCGGTCTGGACTCCGGCGCGCTCGATGCGTCAATGCAGGTCGGCGGCTTTGAGGAACAACTGATCCTGAAATATGGCGGCGACATTGACGAACTGAAATTGCGCTTTGTCGGTGAGTATTACACCGGCGGCACGAGTTCCATCGTTGAAGTTGAGATGCGCGGACGGATCACGGAAATCGACCCCGGCGAATCCAAACAGGGTGATGACACCAATCACACTTACGCCATCAAAAACACGTATTACAAGCTGTCTATTGATGATCAGCCATTACTTGAATTTGATTTACTCAATTTCATTTACAAGCGAAACGGTCAAAGCCTATACCCTGATCGAGTTCGCTCCGCGCTGGGGCTGGGCGGTTAACCCATAGCACTGTCGCCATGCTGTCGGGCCGTGGCATGGCGACACCGGCAAACATAGTTATGACTGACTATTCCGGCCAACTCTCAATATTTAAACGGTGGCATTCGCCGCCCGGAGATAAAAAAACATGACTGTAAGCAAAATCACGCTTTCGGCACCCATCAAGCGCAAGGGTAGCGAAATTACGCAGATTGAAATCACCCCGGCAATTAAGCAGGCCGGATCGCTGCGCGGGTTGCGGCTGGGTGACGTCATTAACCTGGACTTTGACGCCGTATCAACACTGCTGACCCGTATCACGTCGCCAGCGTTGACCCTGCCCGAAATCGCCAGCCTTTCGACTGCCGACTTTGTGCGGCTGAATGAGGTGTTAGTACCTTTTTTGGCTCCGCAGGCGCCTACCGAACAGAGCGAGGCGGCGACGGAGAACCTGTAACCGTTCTGCTATTTGACAGCGTGGAGGATCTGATCGCAGATATCGCCACGATTTTTCATTGGCCGCTCTCGGAAATGTACGTCATGGAGCTTTGCGACCTGATAGCCTGGCGTGAGCGGGCGGCTATCAGAAGTGGAGCCAATAAGGATGAAGAGCCTTGATATCCGTGTCGCATTCAGCGCCATCGATAAATTTACCCGCCCCGTCAATGCCGCCCGGAATAGCGCGGGCGGTCTTTCTGAATCTATCAAAAAAACGCAGGCCGCGATCAAAAGCCTGGAATCCCAAAGCACCTCTTTTCAGAAGCTGCGCAACAGCACTAATGACACCGCACAAAAACTGAACCGGGCGCAGCGCGAAGCGGCGGGGTTAAGCCAGCGGCTGAAAGAAACTGGCACATTATCAGAGGCGCAGCGGGCCAAACTCGACGGTCTGAGAACAAAGATCACCACGCTGACCACTGCCTACGGCGCACAGACCGCCAAACTCCGGGAAGGTGCGCAGGCATTGCGCCAGCACGGGATCACGCTGACCAGCGGCAGCGGCGCGATCCAGAGCGCCATCCGGCGCACAGAACAATACAGCCAATCACTTGAACGAGAGCGGCGGCAACTCGCCGCTGTCACTCAGGCGCGCGCCCGTTATGACAAGATGCAGCAGACCGCAGGCAATTTACGTAGTTCAGGCACTGGCGCCGCATTGGGCGCGGCTGGCGCAGGGTATGCCGGAGGGCGCTTTCTGGCGCCTGCTGTGGGTTTTGATGAGGAAATGTCACGCGTTCAGGCGCTAACCCGGCTGGATAAAGGTGATCAGCAAATGGGCGCATTGCGCGCTAAGGCGAAGAAACTTGGCGCTGAGACAGCATTTAGCACGCGCGACGCCGCCAGCGGCCAGGCGTTTTTAGCAATGGCGGGCTTTACGCCGCAATCTATTCAAGACGCCTTACCCGGCGTTCTTAATATGGCGCTGGCTGGCGGTATGGATCTGGGCGAATCCGCTGATATTGGTTCTAACATTCTCTCTCAGTTTGCGCTGGATGCCAGTCAAATGGATCGCGTCAGTGACACACTGACTGCCGCATTCACCCGTACCAACACGGATTTACGCAACCTGGGCGATACGATGAAGTATGCCGGGCCTGTTGCATCCAAGCTAGGTATCAGCCTTGAAGATGCGGCGGCAATGGCCGGTATGCTGGCTAATAATGGCATTCGGGGCAGCGATGCAGGTACAGCAATGCGCGCCAGCCTTTCCCGTTTGGCATCACCCCCCAAAGCAGCCGCTAACGCGTTGAAAGAGCTTGGCGTATCTGTCGCAGACGCTCAGGGCAAAATGCGCCCAATGCAGGATGTATTGGGTGATTTGTATAAAGCCACAAAAAAATACGGAGACGTCGATCAGGTATCGTTCTTTAAAGATATTGCGGGGGAAGAGGCATTCGTCGGCCTGCAAACGTTAGTCCAGGCGGCGGGCAGTGGCGCATTAGGAAAACTTGCCAGCGAATTGAAAAACGCCAGCGGTGAAGCAGCGGCCGCTGCTGAAACAATGGCCGACAACCTTAGCGGTGATCTGAAAGAACTGGATAGCGCATGGGAAGGGTTTCGCATACAGATTGAAGAGACTATCGACGGTCCATTGCGCCTACTCACACAAAGCCTCAGTAGCGTCATCAATAGCATAATGGAATGGACTAAAGGAAATCCCGAACTTACGCAAACGTTGCTACTTGTTGGCGGCGGCGCCCTGGCTCTTACTGCCGCAATTGGCGTGACCTCCCTTGCTATAGGGATACTGATGGGGCCATTGGCTAAACTGCAACTTGGTTTCACTCTGTTGACTGGCGGGCGAGGCATCGGCGGTACGATCGCCATGTTCCGCACGCTCGGCGGCGTGGCGGGCAGTTCTATGACGAGGATCGGCGGCTGGTCGCAGGTTATGAAGTCGCTGGCCGCAGGATTTGGCCGTCTGCCGGGATTACTCATGCCGTTGCGCGGCATGTTGCTTGCTGTATTTACCTCGCCGTTATCGTCGCTCGTCTCCCTGGCGAAAGGCATTGGTCTGTTACTGCTAAGACTCACCGGCCTGCCTGCATTGTGGGGGCTGATTAGTGGCGCGGTATCTGTTCTGGGTGGGGCATTATCATTGCTACTTAGCCCCATTGGTCTGATTGGCGCGGCCTTTGTTGCGGCTGGTGTGCTGATTTGGAAGTATTGGGATTCTATCAGTGCATTCTTAAGCGGCTTTTTTTCTGGGGTGATGCAGGCGCTGCAACCACTCCGCGACACTTTCGCTTCTCTATCACCTGTTTTTGATGCCATAGGCGCAGCCGTTTCCCGCGTCTGGGATTGGTTTAAGCAACTCTTTACCCCGATAGAGTCTTCCCGCGAATCACTGGAAAAATGCACCAGCGCCGGGGAAACTTTCGGGCGCGTGCTGGGCACGGCGCTTAATGTGCTTCTCTGGCCACTGCAAAAACTGATGGAGGGTATCGGCTGGGTACTGGAAAAACTCGATCTTATCCCTTCCGGGCTGGAAGCTGCGCGCCTTAAAGCTGAAAGCCTCAAGAAAGATCCCGTCATGTGGGAATGGGACGAAAAACAAGGGAAGATGGTTAAAAAGGGATGGGATTGGTCGCCCAAAAGTGCCAGCAGCAATCCTCCTGTGATTACAACCCCGCCGCAGCCATTGACAGGGGAAACAGGCACCCAGCGGCGACTACAGAAAATCTCTGACAATACCAGCGGATTACTGGATGAAACCAAAAAACGGATAGGGCCGGGGGATATCGTTTTTAAAAACCTGCCCCGCGCTTTTGCCGTGCAAGGCGCCTGGCAGGAAACACGTGTCGCTGCGCAGAAAGTCCCGCGCGTTGTTTCTCAGCAGATGCAGGACATTACCACGCAACCTATTCGGCAGGCCCAAACCGTGCCTGTGTCTGCATCACCCAGCGCGGCGCCATCGTTCAGCCTGGTATTTAACGATGTTGGCAAACAAGATCCACGCGAACTGGCGCAGCTTGTTGAACAGAAAATAAGGCAAATCCTCAACGAAAGAGAACGCAATCAGCGCGGCTCATTTCGTGATGCAGATTAAGGAGAAAATATTATGATGATGGTATTCGGTATGTTTGTTTTTGCCCTCAAAACCGTACCTTATCAGCAGTTGCGGCAGTCTCAGCAGTGGCGCCACGTCAAGAACGATCGTGTTAACCGCTCGGCAAGCTGGCAGTATATCGGCGCGGGCGAGTCTCAAATCACCCTTGACGGCGTTCTCTACCCGGAAATCACCGGCGGTAATCTCTCGCTCTCCGCGTTAACGACGATGGGATATATGGGGCGCCCCTGGCCGCTGATTGAAGGGAGCGGAAAGATCTACGGGATGTATGTTTTAACCGGCTTGCAGCGTACCGGCGCGGAGTTTGACCGGTACGGCAATGCGAAAAAAATAGAGTTTTCCATTAGCCTGCAACGGGTTGACGAAGATTATCGCGAACGGCTGCAATCATCGTCATTCCGCGACATGCTGACCAATATCCGCAGTGGCGCAATGGAGGCGTATAATGCGGTTAACGCTTCGGTTGGGGGATTACTTTCATGATGTGTCTGCAGCACAGTCGTAACTGTGCTGCAATACACTGTTGTATTACTACCGACATTGATAATAGTTAAAGTTATTTATTATTCTGGCTAAAACCGCTGGCTTTAAAACAACGTTCTCATAGCAGCCCGATATACTGAATTATTAATCTTAACTTCCATTCTTAGAGCTGCAGCGTTAACATCCTCTGTATTATCAACGGCACTTAACGTAAACAGAGTCCCGCTTGCGCTTGTGATATTTTCTGCATAAGTACTGAATATCACCTTGCCATTTCTGTTATTAGCCAGAATCTTTGATGTTTGAACCACTAAATCAGTATTCGGCGTAAAAACATCAATTATTATATCTACTGCTGCACGATGAGGTATAACAAAATCAATCACCTCTCCTTCATTTTGTACACCAGAACGAATCAACTGTTCATCCATTCTCGATGTATATCCCGCTGATCCAGATGCTGGATCCTTTGATGTATAGAAGTACGTTGATACAACCCCTTCATGAGAAACCTTTCTTAAGGGCCTGCCATATTTATCATATTCAACAAGTGCATTTTCCCTCACGCCTGAAGCCATCAACGATATATCTCCACCAGTTGGATTTGGATATACTCCGCCGCCGCCAACATCAAGCAGTGCATCACTGCTGGCATTTGGCGGCGTCCATCCACAATCAACAGTACTCTTGAAAAAATCAATAAACGCGGCACAGAACGAATTCTCATGCCCCAATTCATTAGGGTGATTTATTTGTCCAATATCAAATAAAGCATCTTCGCCATATTTTGACACTGCATCAAACCAGTATTTTTCCGCATCAATAAGTAACACCTTCATTTTTACAGCGGTTTTCCTGATTGCGTCATTTCCCCGAAGAAATCGATGGTCAGCTTGTATGTCTACTCCATTCCAGTTAATTGTTTTTATAGCATCCGATACTGGTGGTATAACATTTTCATCGGCTACTGGAGCTGAAGCATGTGACGGCCACAACATGTCTACACTAGGTGGAAGCGAGTGATCCATTCTCCCAGAGTGAGGGTGCGGCGTGGTCACAAGGACAACATCCCCACCGGCAGCCTGAACTTTTATTATCGCGTCCTCCAGTCTTTTAGAAAAGCCATTCGCTCCGCCAAAAGTTTGGCCCGCATTATATCCTGCTGGCGCAAAATCATTCATGCCATAAATAAATAAAGCTAAATCAGGAGAACTCCCATCCTGAATTGACTGGTTAAATGGCGTAGTAAATCCTGAAATAAAAGATCCATTAACAGAATAATTCTTAAACTGTAAAGGATAAATTCTGGCACTATTTAAGTATGAATTAAAATACTCAAAGAATCTTGCAACTGGTGCCTGACTTGTTGGATCTGGCAGTGTAGCCCCCACTCCGACAGATGAACCGAACCCCACAAAATTAAATACTTTCTGATAGGCTTGATTGCCATGTCTATATGCAGACAACTTATTCATCAGGCGAGGAAATAAAGCGACCGACGCCCCGGAAGCGCGGCCCACATCCCGAATTGATGCAATACCGCCATATTGCGAAAAATCACTAACTTTTACAAAATCTTTTAATTCCGCGCCGACCTCCAACAAAGCCGAATCAACATAACTTCTGGTTGCCAATACAACAGAGGGATCAATTTTTAGCGTCACGGCCTCCGTATTACTGACAATCAAAATCATGCGCACGGTCTGAACACGCCCGGAACCTTCCTGTAAACGTGGTTTGTAGGTTTCCGGGCAGTTGGCGATAGCAACCAAATCACCGTCATCGTCATACAGCCCGATTTCACGTATCCACCATCCGCCCACCGATTCAGGTATGACTTGCTCGGCAATAATCTGGCTGGCGTTGTCTGGGTCAATGCTCAACATATTAAGCGGTGCGCGCCGTGTTTCATTGATCAGTGCGGTTTGCGTCGGGGCTGGTGTAGGCAATACACCGCCACCATCACCTACCGCCATTTCAGTAATACTTAATTGAGTCCCCAGCGCAGCGGCATTCGCCAACTTAGCGGTGCCAATGTTTGTCAATAATGCAAAGTATGTCGTGCTCATGCGGTTACGCTCATATTGTCGATGATGTGAATGCTGGCGCCGACCATGGTTAACCCGGTGGCGCTGATAACTTGCGGCATGTATGGGTAAACGGTTAGTTCATCGCCCAAATACCCTACGGCCCCGGCGGTTATCACGCCGTTAACGTCAAGGTTGATAGACAGTGCTGTGAGGTGGCGTGAACAGGGTTTTGCCTGTTCAATAAGCTGTTCCAACTCCCGGTAAATTTCGTCGGTAATACCTTGTTCATTAACACCAACAGCAAGTTGAAAAGTGCCTGGCTCTCCGCCGTTCTGGAACCATTCAATAACACGAACGAGATAGCCAAACGGCTCTATTGCACGCCGTATGGCGGCGATAGTTCCCTTTTGACGGTGTACCAGCCATGCTGCCTTAATTACCTGGCGTTTGGTTTGCTCCGACCAGCGTTTGTCCCAGCGATCAACGGATAGCGCCCAGGCCAGATAGGGCAGCAGTTCGACCGGACATTTATCCGCGTTCCACAACGTATTGAGATCGACTGGCAGACGGCTAAGGCGGCTGGCCCCCGTCGCCACATGGCGCATAAAACCGCTGGCAGAAAGCGGCAGCAGGCTATTACTCATCCGTACCCCCGTCTTCTAGGGTGAAGGCTTGGCAGTATCCCGCCTGGGTATCGCTGATAACGATATCCGCCGCAGGCTCCAGCAGTTCAACACGCTGCACACCCTGCACATGCAGCGCCGCCATGATTGCCGAGCGGGCCACATCACGCCCAATTTTCCCTTGTTCACTGATCCACGATCCCAGCGCCTGTTGTGCCGCGTTGTGGATCGGCTCTGATTCCGGGCCGGGGTAAAGGTAAAGCAGGGCGTTAATCTGATAACTGACGATCTCCGCGCTCTGCACGGTCAACCGGTCACCGACCGGTCGCTTATCCTCGGCAGAAAGCGCCGCTTCAACGGTAGCCAGCAATTCAGCAGATGCGCCGCCGTTCCCCTCGGAAGAAAGCACCGATACAACCACCGCAGCCGGTGACGGGCTAATCGCTTTAGCGTCTTTGACTTTTCCGTTCGCACTCTTAGCAAAATATTCATATGCCGCCGTTGGCCCGGCCACGCTAAGACCTTCAAACGCCGCTTGTGCACGCAGGCGAAATGCGTCGTCGCCTTCCATCACTGCATCAGCCGTTTCCGTGGCGTCAGTAATGATCAACCGTGCTGTATTCAGGTTTACCGCCAGGTTATCCAGGTCACTTGATACGGCATGGCTTAACATACAGGCGGCGGCACCTTCATTAATCCGCTGGCGTAGCATCATTTCCCGATAGGCGACCACTTGCGCAATCTGGTTCAATGGCTCTGACTCCAGTTCAAGCGCGGCAGCAACAGATGTTTGCTGGTCAGCAGGAAAGGCAGCGATCATGACCACTTTCACGTCCTGCAAAATCACTTCAAAGTCCAGCACTTCAATGATCTGCGGCTGGGGTAACTGCGATAAATCAACCGTTGCCACTGTTACCCCCTTTTATCGTTACCGTTCCGCTGTCTGATTCCATCGTTTCGGTGATGAGTCCGTGTAATCTCGCCTCAACCTGACCGGATGCGGAATAGGTAATATCTACCGTGTCCAGGGCGATCCGCGGCTCCCAGCGTGTTAACGCAATAACCGCGGCGCTCATTAACTGCATACGTGTAACTTCGTTCTGAGGCGCGTCAATCAAATCAGGCACGATCGAACCATAATCACGGCGCATCACCCTGGAGCCGATTGGCGTGGTCAATATGTCGCGCACGGACTGCCACAGGTGATCGCTGTCTGTCAGCGTTCCCGTACCGGACGGATTCATACCCTTATAGCGAGCGCTCATCTTATGCCCACCGTCCAGCTTGGCCCACTCTCTACGCCGCCGTGATCGTGATCGTCAACCTGCACTCCGTTTGACTTAAACGCGCCGCCTGAATGATTAACATCGCCTTGCATTTCCCCGCCCTCAGTGAATGAAAAGGTTTTTGCAACAAGATGCTCAGTGCATTCAACAACCGGGGTTTCCAGCGTTACGCCAACTGATGCGACAATGCGCGCTGTTTTCATTCCGCTGGCTTCCAACGCGCTGGCGGCGGCGTCATATCGAATCGTCGCACCGTCCGGGGCTTTGATTACCATTTCATTGATACTGCTGCCCGGCGCCGGGTTTTCACCGCTGTACAGACTGCCGAGAATGACGGCGGTTTCAGGGTTCCCGCCGATACAGCCGAGCAAAACCTGTTCGCCTACGGACGGCGGGAGCCAGATACTGAAAGCGCCTGCGCGTGTCGCTTGCCAACGTAACCAATCCGTGTTCAATTCCCCCGAATTGACACGGACTCGCCAATCGTCCACGTCTATTTCTGTCACCGTGCCGACCCGCAGCACATTCCCCAGCAACCGGAATAGTTCAGCAGTCATGACAACCTCATAGATTCAATCATTTTCTCGGCGATGATCCGCCGGTCTGCTTCGCTCAGGCCAAGCAGCACGCGGCGCGGGTACGTCACGGAGGCATTGCCGCCGACTTTATCTTTCAGTCCTAACTGATGCGCGCGGGCAATGCGGGCGGCGACGCCTGAAAATCCGATCGTGGCGCCTGCCGCATCTGCTTTAGTGCGCAGCCATTTGGCTGTTCTGAGACGGCGGAACATCGGATCGGCTTTTGTCGTATCCTTTTTGGTTTGAGCAAAATTGATATTGAGATAGCGCGCTATGTCGGCGCGATAAAATGAGCGTATAGCCCCGCGATCCTCATCGAAACCGGTCAGCATTCGCCCACGTTTTCCACGGGTAGCACGCCAGTTTTTCAGGCGGCGTGTTTCATCGTTCCAGACAAAGCTGATCCCGGCCTGCGAGCGCAGCACCTTACGGCGGCGCTTCTCATACTGCGATCCGTCCGGGTTCTGCTGCCGCGTAATGCGCTGTTGCTGGCTGCGGCGCAGAGAGATCGCGATAGCCCTGGCTGATGCGCGGCGCCCCTGTGCGGACATTCCCGCCAGGATGCCGTTAAATACCTCATCAAGCTGATGAAACAGGGTATCGTTGTTGCTCATGACCGGGCCTCTTGCGTCATTTCACCTTCAAAAACTGCGTCCCATTCGCCACCCGCCAGACGCGGGCGAGGTTCAGCCAAATGTTCGGCGGTCACCGCGCCGTCCTCGTCGCGCGTGACGATCACTCGCTCCCATACGGGGATTTTAAACAGCACGTCTGCGGTGTCGTCGTTGGCAATATCCGCATCGAATTCAATCAGTTTGTTTTTATCGGGATTCAATAGTAGGTCGGGCTGATTAACACGAATCCAGTCGAGGATCGGCAATGTGAGGTCGTCAATATTGCCAGGGTAGTCCATTGCAAAAACGCTGATCGGATAGCGGTACATGAAAGAGCTATCATCACCGGCTATTTCAATAGAGCCTTTTTCCACCCAGACGGTTACGCCCTCCGGGTTGGCTTTGCACCAACGGTTTTTTTCTGTCAGCGCTGCGCGCAATGATTCAGCCTTTAGCATTGTTTAACCCTTATTCCCGCTTCTGATTTAATCCTGTCGGCGCATCTGCGCGATCCTGACAGGCGATAGTGATATCAACCTGATCGGCACAGTCAGCCAGGGCCGCTTCTGTTTCATCAAGCTGGTTATTCAGTTCGCCGTTGGTCTGCGGACTGGATGCCGGAAACCGGCACGGCGTCAGCTTCGGACAACCATTTACGGTAAGCACTACCGCCGTTGAAGCCGGGACGCTGGCGCAGCCTGACAATATCAGCAGGCAAAGGAGTGTCAGCCCAACGCTTAAGCTCTTGATTCTCACGTTTTAACCTCTCGATCAGTTTCTGCCTGTCGGACAATGCCGCGTGATTTTTTGCTGCCAACTCACGCAGTCGCGCCTGTTCTTCATCACTGCGTTTCAACTGGCCAGCCAACGCATCCAGTTGGTTATTTTTTTCGTTCAGCGCATCCTGCTGCTGTTTGAGCGCCTTGCTCTGCTGGTCATTCAGTTGTTGCGCATGATTGAGTCGCAGCGATTGCACGCCCAGACCGGATAGCAGCAGCAAGACTGCTGCGCCAATAATCAGCGCCGTCTTCATGCGATTTGCCCGCCTGCCTGCCGATAGGCAACCAGCAGGCGATCAAGGTTATGCTCACGCTGTCCATATCCGGCGCCCGGTAACGACGCCCAGATGTTCCGGCACTTCGATACGGCGCGGTCAAACCGTCCGGCGATCACATCATTCAGCGCGCCGCGTTCAGTGATCAGTTGTATCGCCAGCCTATCCTGTGATTCGGGGCTGAAATCCGGTAATGCCAACCGCGCCTTGTAATGCGGCCAGTACCAGTAAAGCTGTTGGTAACGCCCGGACGCCGTTGATCGCTGCCCTTGTTTGTTGAATACCTTGCCTGGTCGCCCAGAGGCAAAAGGGTGATCGCTGTAGTCGGTAAAAACCTCCGGCTTGCCATCCATGCCGGTCACGATCACGTCATAGCCACAATTACGCGTCAGCGAGTGATAGGCCGTGCCTTCCGAAAAGGCCAGCATGTCAAGAAATGCAATAACATTCGGATGGTTAGCCATTCTCGCCCCCGCTTGCCTCATCGTTTTTCTTTCCCAATTGATTGGCACGCCGTCGGATCAGTAACTCAATGGTTTGGTAACCGGCAATCCCCAGCATGGAGCCAATGCCGCATATGGCTGTAAGCGGCAGATTCGGAAACTGAACCAGCACCACACCGGCCACCATTGATACAAACCCGCCCAACAACATGCGCCCGATAAATAACCTCAAGGTGATCGGTTCACCACCGGCTAATACTTTTCCCACCGCTATCAACACGCCGATAACAAACAGCGTGACGACACTTTTTTCCGCTTCATTCACAATTAGCTCCAAAGCTGGATGGTCTGCGGCTCTTCGGCCTCAACGCTATCCGGCATTTCGACTGACTGACCCGCAGCCAGAAATAATTGACCACTCAGGCCGGGGTTGGCGGCAATCACCGCCTCGGTTACGCCTTCCGTGCGTCCGTAATGCCGGTAACACAGTTGGTCGACGGTATCGCCCTGTAGCGCTTTCACTTTCACTAAAACGTCTCCGCAAGATTGCGCACAGCGCCAATAATGTCGGAAATCGCCCAGCGCGCATCACGCCACAGATCCGCCGCTTGCAAGGTCAACGCGCTAGCGTGTTTCTCGCCCGCATCGCCGGTCGTATCAACGTCGCGGTAGTTCTCAATAAGCAGCGCGCGGGCGATGCTGAACACCGCGCGGCGGTAGCGATATACCTTCACGCTTTCACCGTTTATCTGCGCCGCAGGGATGAGAGCGAGCGATGCATAACCAGCGCTCGACTGGTCGGCTTGCCACTTCGCTAACTGGTCAGTGACATGCGCGACAGCCTCGATCACAACGTGCTTTAGCCGGGTTGTCGTCACTGCGCCGTTAATGCGCATTTCCATGCGGACATCACTTAGCGAGATCTCCGGCCAGAACGCGCCAGCGCTAATTCTCTCGCCGTTATCATCGGTATCAGGCACATCGTCAGCGGCGGCGGTGACGATTCGTCCGGCAACAAAGCTCATAGCCCAATCTCCTTAAAGGTTGGCGGTGAGCGAGTGGAGAAAAGCACCCGCGATACGTTGCAGATCTCCGCCCGCGCCGCCAGCGCACGGGGCGCAAGTCGTTTATTCGGTTTTTTCGGTCGCGGTTTTCTTAGCCACAGCCTTGCGGGTCGTTGTTTTCCTGGCTGTCGCCGCCGTTTTGCGTGTTGTTTTTCGGGTTGAGGTCTTATTCGTTGCCGTGGCCACCACTGCCGCATTTGACGATGCTTCAGCGTTTCCGTCAGCCGTCGCGCCTTCGGTTGCATCCCCGGCACTATTGGCACTATTACCGGCATCCTCCCCGTTACCTGCATCAGTTCCACCCTCTGCATCAACGGCTTGGCTGGCTTTCTTAACCAGACGCGCCAGGCGTTCGATTTCTTTCTTCACACCCGCGCCCGCATCCAGCTTTAACGCCTCGCGCAGGTATTCCAGCGCCATCACCTGGTCGGTTTCGGTTCCGCTGCGCAGCGCAAAGGCGCGGGTTTTAAACAGTTTGGCGCGCACCTGATCCGGCATGTCTTTACCGTCAACAATCTGGGCGACGTCATTCAACACGGTCAGATAGGTGGAAATATCGGTGGTGTCGTCGGCTTTCACCTGTATCAGAATCGGATCGCAGATTTCTTCAACCAACACGGTCGGCGCAGTACGGTTAAAGCGGTCTGGCATGGCGAGGCCGTGAGTAACCACATAGCGGCCAATACGCACCGCAAGCGGATAATCAGCGGCATCGATCGCCCACACCATCAGGGTGACAATCACTTCATCCTGTCGCCCGCTGTCGCCTTCAATCGTTCCGTCAATCCAGCCCTCATACTGTGGCAGCAACCGCTGTTTCATGGCGGCTTTCGCCTGGTCGGACTGCACTTTGCGTAATGCACTCTGATCCATGCGCAGCCGGTGCATAATTTGTTCATGTGCGGTGCGGGCGGTGTCCGTCTGCGTTTCCGCGTTGCCGTGGCGCTCGGCCATGACCCTTTGAAAATGTTTTTGTGCCGGTGTCAGCATTATCCTGTCCCCGAATAGCGGCGGGCATGGCCCGCCTGCGTGTCATTAACCGCCGTTTTCTGCCTGCGCAAAGGTAATGCCGTCGATAAATGCCACGGCGCCGTAATCCTCCACGACAAAATCATCGTTAGACGATTGATAGGTAGCGACGCGGTTATATTCCGGCTCTTCTTTGATGGTGCGGCGCAGCCCGCCGTTCTGGTAATACAGCGACAGGTTTTTAAACGGCGTAATCAGAATGCCGCTGACCGGAAAGTACGGCGCGATAAAGGTCGGCATGTTCCCCACGCGTTCGCGGGCCACAATCAACTGACCGGCCAGCATTTCGCTGTTGGGGTTGGTTTGACTCATGGCGTTAATGGTCGGGAAGCTACTGGTTGTCAGTAGATCACCGGCCAGGATCACCACGTTATCCGGGTTACGCTTGTGCCACTCATCCATCAGGCTGTTTTTCGCGTCATACACGGCGGCGTCCACGTTGCCATAGGTGCCGGTCGCGATAATGCCGTTGTTCTGGTCGCGCGAAGTAATGGTCACGCCGCTGATAATGCGGTGTGATGCCTCGTTGCGGATTTTTTGCAACCAGCCAATCCCGCAATCCTGTAACAGCGGATTGGCTGTGCGGTCTGACGGATCGGCATAACTGGTGCCGTTAAAGCCGATCATGATGCGGTCAAGCGACATCTGGCGCGTCATCGCCGCGCTGATCAGCGGCTGGAAATTAGGCCGGTGCGCCCAGGCATCCAACTGTGCGTATTTGATCGCATAGTCGTAATTGACCTTGCGGCACATATAATCGTAAGGCGTCATGCTGTCGTTAGGGGCGGGGTTGCGGCGCGTGGTTGTGCTGTTGTTTACGCCAGCCAACGGCCCCTTGCTGCCGATCAGGATTTTTTCACCGATCTGTTCATTCACGCCAAATATGTTGATTTGTTTCAGGAAAGCATCACTTTCCTGTGCTGCCGCTTCCAACTTTTGCTGTACGCTGGGATCGACGCTGAACCGCGCCGCCACCGCGTCCACGGTGACGCCATTCAGCGACGCTTGTCGGGACACGTACTGATCAAACAGTTTGCGAGTGTCATTTCTCATGTCTGGGTTCTCTCGTATTGAATTAGAATTCAGCCAGTTGACCGGCGTCGCCACCGCTGGCAGGCGGGCGGCGGCTGAAATTACCGTCCGTGGTTTCCAGCTTCCGTTGTAGCGCGGTCAGATCAGCGGTCAGCTTCTCGATGGCCTGTTTATTGCTGGCGCGTTCCTGCTCTGCGGTACTGAACTGGTCGCTCAAATCGGCCTGTGACTGTGCAACCACTTCAACCGCCTGATGCACCTGACTGAATCGCTCATCGTCGGTTTTCTTGCCTTTACCCAGGATGCCCATCACGCGGGAAAACCACTCTTTGCCGGAGTCGGCGCGCACCTGCTCTGCCTGCACCAAATCTGCCTCAATAGCTGCGGTAAACATGGTTGGTACAGCATCTGCCACGCTGAACCGCATAATTTCACTGCGTTTTTCAGCGGCAAATTTCAGCTTGTCAGTTCCCAGGCTGGCCGGTGTGTCAGTCATTGCCAGGCCGACCAGATACGGGCCGTTAGTCAGAGAGAATTTGGGGTGAATTTCGACGCTGGAATAAATCTTTTTCCCATCGTCGGTCATGGTTTTCATGCGGTCTGTAGGTTCAATTTCGGCAAATAATGCCGCTTCGCCTGTTAATGGCCCTTCAGCGATATCCTCGGCGGAAAGGGCCATCACATCGCCCATTGCACAAAATGTGCTGTCCGGGAATGGCGACAGATAATGCTCAATATTGACTCGGGCGCCATAAACCGCCGGGTTATATGCCGCCGCCATCGCATGAATTTGATCGCGGCTGACGCTACGGCCATCAATGGTGGTGCCGGAGGTCATGACACGGAATTTTTTACGGGTACTCGTTTTGCCTGCCATGTTTGCTTGCTCACGAATTTGTTGAGTTCCCGATGATGATGGCAGGGCGGTAGCTGTCCCCTCAACGCCTTGTTGTTGTAGGAGAAATCAGACAACCGTAGCCGCAGGAAAACACCCGCGCGCGCGGGTTAACCTCCCCATCAGTAAATGAGGGGACGGCAATGACGGTTCAGGAAGCATTCATCAGGCAGCGGGCGAGACAGCTTTACTGGCAGGGCTACCCCCCGGCGGAGATCTCGCGTCTGATGGGTATCAACCAAAATACGGTCTATGCCTGGAAAAAGCGCGACGAATGGGACGAAACGCCGCCGATTCAACGGATCACTACGTCCATTGATGCGCGACTGGTGCAACTGACCGGCAAGGAAAAAAAGACCGGCGGCGACTTTAAAGAAATCGACCTGCTGACACGTCAGTTGAAAAAGCTGGATAACGGCACTACGGCCACTCAACCGAAAAAGAAGATCCGCAAGAAACAGAATTTTTTTTCAGAGGCACAGATCGCCGCACTGCGTGAAAACATTCTTAGTTCGCTGCACTGGCATCAGCAGGGCTGGTACGACAATCATCATCACCGTAACCGGGCAATCCTTAAATCTCGTCAGATTGGAGCGACCTGGTATTTCGCCCGCGAAGCGTTATTACGGGCGCTGACTGATGAGGTGAAGTACAAGCATCAGCGCAACCAAATATTTCTGTCGGCCAGCCGTCGCCAGGCGTACCAGTTTCGCAGCTTTATTCGTTCTGCTGCGGAAGAGGTTGACGTTGAGTTGAAAGGCGGCGACATGATCCAACTTGCCAACGGTGGCGAACTTCATTTTCTCGGCACCTCAGCGGCGACGGCGCAGTCTTACACCGGCAATCTGTATTTTGATGAGTTTTTTTGGGTCGGTCGGTTCGCCAACCTCAAAAAAGTGGCGGGCGCAATGGCAACCCTGAAAGGGTTAACGCGTACCTATTTTTCTACCCCTTCGGCTGAAAGTCATGAGGCTTATCCGTTCTGGACAGGGGAAGCCTTCAACAAGGGGCGCACGCACGGAAAGCGCGTTGAATTCGATACCTCATGGAAGACGCTCAACTGCGGCCTGATGTGTCCCGACAACATTTGGCGGCAGATTGTCACGCTACAGGACGCCATCGATCACGGCTGGGATCTCACCGATATTGACGAAATCCGCCAGGAGAACAGCCCGGAGGAATACAACAATCTTTACGATTGCCAGTTTATTAAAAACGGCGAATCGGCTTTCGACTACAACATGCTGCTGACCTGCGGCGCTGATGGTTATGACGACTGGCCGGACTGGAAACCGTATGCAATGCGGCCAATGGCCGATCGCCCGGTATGGATTGGCTACGATCCCAACGGCGCCAGCGGGAAAGGTGACAGCGGCGCTATTTCAGTCAGTGCAGCGCCGTTGGTCGGCGGTGGCAAATTCCGCACCATTGAAACGTTACGTATCCGGGGCATGGAGTTTGAAGAACAGGCCAACATGATTATCGGCATGTTGTCACGCTACAACGTTCAGCACATTGGTATTGACGGCAGCGGTATTGGTGAGGCGGTTTACCAACTGGTAAAGAAAAGATTCCCGGCGGCAGTCTGCTATCAGTTCTCACCAGCCAGCAAGCGGATGCTGGTATTGAAAATGCAACAGATAGTCCGGGGCGGGCGCTGGGAGTATGACAGGGGAGAGTATGACCTGATCACGGCGTTCAGCGCTGTACGCAAGATTGTTACCCCCGGCGGGGTTATCACGTATGACACCGATCGCACGCGAGGCGTTAGCCACGGCGATCTTGCCTGGGCGACCATGCTCGCGATTATTAACGAACCGCTGGGGCAAGACGGCGGCAGCACAATGACGGTTATGGAGTATTAAATTGAGCAGACGAAAATCACCGCGTGCGCGGCGGCAAGCCGGGACGGATCTGGCCGCAGAACTACAAAAACTCCCCGGCCTGAACACGTTTACGTTTGACGGCCCCTGGCCGGTCACATCGTCCTATGACTTGCTGGACTCGATGTATTGCGCCGACAATGGCCGGTACTACGAGACGCCGATCAACTGGTACGGTCTGGCGCGACAATTCGGTCATGCCAGTTGGCACCAGTCGGCGCTGATATTCAAGCGCAATGTGCTGGCCGGTTGTTTCATCCCTCACAATTTGCTGTCTCGCCAGATGTTCTCTGCGTTTGCGCTTGACTGGCTGGTTTTCGGCAATGCCTATCTTGAATTACGTAAGAACGTGTTTGGTGGCCCGCTATCGTTACGTCACGTCCTGGCAAAGTACACCCGGCGCGGTTCCGATCTGGATACCTACTGGTTTATTCAGTCCGGGCTGGATGATTATTCTTTTAAAACCGGTGATGTTTGTCACGTTATCAATCCTGATATTCATCAGGAAATCTACGGGATGCCTGAATATCTGGCGGGGCTGCTGTCCGCCAACCTGTCGCACTCTGCCGATATGTTTCGCAAACTGTACTACGACAACGGCAGTCATGCGGGCTGCATTGTCTACGTCAACAGCGCCATTGCCGATCAGGAGAGCCTGGGCAAATTAAAAAAGACGCTGACGGATACGCGACGGGGCGGGGCATTCAAAAACATCCTGCTACATGCGCCAAATGGTGGTAAAGACTCTGTGCAGATCCTGCCGTTCAGTCAGATATCGGCAAAGGATGAATTCATTGGCGTTAAGTCGGCAACGCGTGATGACATTCTGGCTGCGCATCGCGTGCCGCCTCAACTGATGGGCGCCATTCCTGAAGGCAATGGTTCATTTGGTGATATTGAAAAGGCCGCAAAGGTATTCGCCATCAATGAACTTACCCCGGTCATGGAAGCGATGAAGTATGTAAATGAATGGCTGGGTGAGGAAGTGATCCGCTTCAACCCCTACGCGCTGCTGGATACAGACAAATAATCATCACGGCCATGCTGCCCGGCGGCGTGGCGATCAGGATAACATAGTCATGGCTGACTATTCCGGCCAACGCCCCGATAACTCCCCAAACGCTATGCATCGAGCATAGCCACAACGATCCATTTACCGCAGCCCATTATTCCCACACCAGACGCGACAGGCGGCACACTGGCGAGTTTTCACACACCTATCCGACTGACGCACCGATGCGGTGCGCACCTCCCAGCAAGCGATTTAGGAGGCATCAGACCCCCTACCTAGCCCCCAAAGCGCGCGCTTGCTCCCCCGCCTCGCCTGCGCGCTAAACATGCCTCTTTTTGTGCAATATCTCAGGGTAGGGAGAACCGCGCCAGCACTGGCGCGGGATGGGATTCGGTGATGTGAAAAAATTGTGCAAATTTGTGCAGAATTTTGCAGTAGCTTTCAGGCAAAAGAAAACCCGCCGGAGCGGGTCAGTAGCAACATCATCAAAGCGTCATTTGCTCAGGACGGCAGTGATAAAGTTCGGCCAGTTTTTCGCGGGTTTTTTTCTGCGGGCGGGAATCTTTCGCTTCCCACTGTGAAACCGCTGATTGTGTTGTACCCAGCTTTTCGGCCACATCGTATTGTGATAATCCACGATGGATGCGCCAGGCAGCAAGCAGGCTAACATCATCACGGAACATGATTTCTACCACGTCGTTAGGCACAGTTTCGTTATCGTGCTCATCAGCAACATAAGGAATGTCCTCATAGCCTGAATCGCTATCAGACAACATCTTTTCATACTCTTTGATTGGTAATACCACGAACTGTGGTTTACCGTTCACGTCATTGATAAATTGTAGTTTTGACATAATTTCATCCGGGTGTCAGTGAGTCGCGGTGTATGTCATAAGGAAACTGGCGGGTTACCCCGCCTGATAATTAGTAAGTTGTTGATGTTCTGCGCTTGACCGCCTGAACTTCACAGACAACTGGCTCACCTTTAATGATTTCAAAAATTACCCTGTAGTCTCCAATCCGTAGCCTGAATTTACCCGCCTCACCCTTCAGCGTAGTAATATCCAGTTTGACGGCGGGGAAGTTCTTCAGTTCGGCAACTTTCTCACTTATGGTGTCCTGATATCTTCGGTCTATCGTTGAACGTTGTTTCAACGCTTTCCTTGTCCAGATTACCTTTACCATCAGCTTCCTCGGTTTTTTAAAGAGCATATCCGCTTGGGATGAGATAATAATAAGATATTTATCTAATTCCATCAATGACTATCTAATCATAAATCTAATTATTTTGTGCTCTGCCATCAATTTCACACAAAGCCGTCATTACCGCCAGCCGTTCCGCTGGCGACATAGCCCGGTACTTAGCCGCCCATCTTTCCGCTTTTCGCTTGATGCGCTGCCGATCAATGTAATCTTTACCGGCATACTTCGCGCTGTAGGCCGGGTTTTCTGGATAGTTCATCCATAGTTTTTCTGTCCTGGCCCCGCCGCGCGTCATCACCTGAAATTCAATAGAGCGCCAGCCAGACAATAGCTCATCGTAAAGCGACGACGGATAGCCGGAAATCATTACGCTGTAAGGAACCTGCCGCAGAATAGCGATCAACTCCCGATGGTCATCAACAGTGTATTCATGCCGATAGCGGGTGCGGCTGGTTCTGGTCTCCAGCAGATAGGAAGGGTCTGCATAAATCAAAGTACGGCCCATTGATTCGAGGTCGTGGCTTTGCAAAAAATCAATGGCATCCTCATTCATGATTCTTAGCTGCGTATCTAGCCGATCTACAAACTCAGGGTTGAACTGGCAAAACGCCTCAACGGTATCCGGGTCAATATCAATCCCAATATTTAACCTCGCGGGCGGCTTATTCAGCATGACGGCGCCACCACCCAGATGAGTTTCAACGTACACATCATGCGGCGGCATGTTAGCGATAATTTTCTGATACGCGCCGGACGCCGCCTTGCTCCCCAAATACCCCATATTTCCCCCTTTCGGTACCACATAGCTGTTTTTATCTTTGCTGAAGTAATGTCATTTCTGTCTGTGTTCCCAGGTATGGCCAACACAACCAGCTATAACTGTGCCGCTAACTCCCGTAGCGCAGCGACGCGCCGTAATAACGCCGCCGCTTTATCCTGATTTCCCGATTCCCTGCCTTTCACTGACGCGCAGTACAGGCACCCATCAGGCCGCGCAACGTAAGACTGCCCGGAAAAGGTGATCGCAAACCCCATAGCCAGGCGCTGAATCTCTCCGCTGCTGATATACCAGCCCAACGACCGGGCGAAATCGGCAACTCTTGTGCGCCAGTCGTCCGACAGTTTGATAACCGGCTGTTTTTCATTCGCTTTAACGGGATGAGTTGTGGACGAGTGTTTGTTATGTCGCTGATCCGGTGGCTGCGATCTAAGACGGTTAAGCAATCCACGCCGTTCCGTGTCTGTCATGTGCTCAAAGTCGATGCTTTCTTGTTCAGACGTACCGTCAATCTCTCTATCGGTTGGCTCGGAAGTGTTTGTTTTTTCGTCTACCGTAGAGTTATTGACAGAACTCCAAGCGCCGCCGGTGGGCGGCGTAACGGCCAAACCACGCCCAGCGCTATCATTAGCGGCTGCGTCTGATGCCTGTTTTTTGCGGATCTTCCATTTGATAAGACGGGTGCAAATGCGGGATAGCTCGCCCAAACGCGGGGAGAAAACACCAAAGATTTTTTCTGGAGTCTCGCCGTATTCGTTTTGCTCTTGCGCATCCTCGTAGGCGATGCGCACGGTGTAACGTTCACGGGGGATCAGCACGCCGCCTTGTTTTTCAATATAAGTGGCAAAACATCCGGCATCGGCAGACGCTAACACGGCATCCATTGCGGGATCGGCAAGCTGGGCGGCACCGCGTTTAAATGTTCCGGCTTCTTTCTGCATCGCAGTAAGCTGGTTCGCCAGTCGGCGCAGTTCGCGCCATACCGTGACCGGCGGCAGGCCGAACGGTTGAAACTGGCGAATGTTATGCTGAGACGCCCACGCCATCGCAAACTTAGCCGTCTCGCGCAGGGGTTTTCCGGTTTCTCCGTCAAGCTCCCCATCGAGCGCGTAACCATCAATGTTTTTGCTGATGTATTTCGCCACGTATGCCGTAGCGCTGCCCTTTTTCGGATCGAGCTTCTTCGCTTTGAAACGGGCGCCGGTATTGCGGCCCAACTCCGCACGGTCTTCGGCAATGAAGTATTCACGCAAAATGCTGGTAATTTCTTTTCTGTCTTCTGGCGGCATAAACAGCAAAACATGCCAGTGCGGTGTAGCGTCGTGATGCGGTTCGGCCACACGAAAACCATAGGGCCGCAGGCCGCGACGGTTGAGTGCCGACATAGCCTTAGCCCAAGTTTTGCATAAGTAGCGTTGTCCCTGGCGAGGGGATGAGGTATCCCACTTGGGATTTTGATGGCCGCTCTGAATGGTGGCGTGATAGCGGGACGGGCAGGTAATAGTAAGAAAAATCCCCTCATCACTGCGCGAAATAGCAACCATTTCAACGCCCGCCATGCGTGTCATTAGCTCATGCCGACGAATAACCGGATTGCTGATGCTGGCATACACCATATTTTCCAGTGATGCGATGTTGCCATCCTCATCAACCAATTCATGAGCTTGGAAAAATGCGCGGTTTTTGCGGCGCTGCTCTTGCCACTGGTTCAGCGCGTCGATGCTGACATACGGCATACGCTTTTTATGGATCACGCCAATAGCGCGGAATTGGTTTTCCCGCCATTCACAGCGTAAACGCCACAGCTTACGCCCCCACCACTCAGGATTAGTAATGCGCAGAATGGCGGAGTAAATACGATTTCGTGATTCGCTATCGCCGATAATCACGCCCCAGCACGGCGGAGTAACCTGATGCGCCGTGCGATAAATGCGCCACAAAAAGCGCGATAAATGATGCTGGATTTCTTTGCAGTATGTGAAACAGAATTACAAAAAACATGCATTTTTTCTGTTTCACTCCTCCAGCAGTTTTCTTACATCTCCTTCCCTCATAGAAGTGCTGACCTCTTTGCCGGTATCCAGCACCAATACCGTACCGCTGTTTCCGTTGTAATTGATGCGGTAGTAATGGGTGATGCGCTCCAGACAAACTGATACCGCAGAGCCGTTAACGCCATAAGGTGGAAATTGATAAAACTTCATGAAACTATCCTCCTGATACAACCGTAAATTCATATCCCCACAAACTCTCCAGCCCGTCACGTTCGCTGTATAGCGTGATGCGGTCGATATCTTCCCAAATCATCGTGCTGCCGGTCGTGTCATCCGGATCGGGTTGGTTGGGATAGATCCACTCGGTGCCAGCGATTCGCTCCTCGCGCACCAACGTTGAACCTTTATATAGACGGATGACATACTCCGTGCTGGCCTCCGGGCCTACGTTGCCCTCGTCGTGGCTGACCAGGTTATTGCCTTGCACCACGCGGTCGCGATGCGCCCACGTCAGCGTGAATGCTACGCTGGCGATGATATACAGTGTGGCGACACCATTAATGCGAACATTACCGGGGGGGTATGGCCGCGCCTGGCGTTGATTGAGCGTCAGCGTTTGCACTGTGGCCAGTGCTGCGTCCAACGGCCCGTTGGCTGTTGTGGTCAGTAGCCGGATGCTAATGGTTTCACCCGGCAGATAATCCACGTTGTCGCTCTCCAGCCAGCCGTCATAGAACCAGATAATCGCGCCGCCATTATGTTTCTGCGGAACGGTGTCGGCGCAGGCGCGACCGACTGTGAGCGTGCCGTTGGCCGCATCGATAGCGTCAATACGCACGATCTCGTCGTCAATCAGCAACGCATCGCCCACGTCAAACATCACGCTGTCAAACGACACGCTGAACACGTCGCCCTGGCGGCCAACGTCGGCCAGCAGCAGACTAACCGGTGTCCAGTCGCCCGTTCCCCGGTCGGCATAGTCGGCGATGCCAGCACGGGACTGAATACCGTAGTTGATGGCCGTGGACGTTGGTGCGGTGGCCATGATACCCACAACGCAGGTTTCATCCGACAGTACGTTCAGATCCGCTGTACTCAGTTCGGATGCCAGGACGGTATAGGGGATTTCCATCAGCCGCTGCTGCGTCACCGGGCGCGGGATTAGTGAGGGGGGCGTCCAACTGCTTTGCGGCTGGCCACTGCTATAAGTTGACGCAGCCAGGCCGAACACATCCTGCACCACGGTGACCAGTAACGAGCCATCGTCCTGCTCTTTCATGTTGCCGACGCGCACCACCATGTTCTCTATATTCCTGTCAGCCAGCGAAATGCGAAAGACGCCCGCTGGCGTCAGTTCGCTTCCGCGCCGATCCATTATTAGCTTCAACCTGGCCAATCCCGATGCGCCTGCTTCCAGATCGCGCTGGGCGACTTGTCCAGCCAATTTATGGGTGGGGATGGCCGGATAATCTGCCGTTTTGCTGATCAGTCCAGCGGCCTGAACAGCCCCCAGATTCTGGGCGCGAACCGTCGAGTCGGTATTGGTGACCGGGTCGTGAAAGGTGACGATGATTTCATTCGGCGCATTATCCGCTGCGGAGCTATCGTCATCCTGTACGCTGAGAATACCGTTGTTATAGGTAAATAATGGCAAATCATCGACGTTATAATCGTTACGAATTAATTTGGCGGTCAATTTTCCAGTATTCAGATCCGCATATTGCACACCGCCGATATGATCGAGAATCTGCTGAATAAAATCGTCCAGATTGGACTGCCGGTTATAACGGAAACATAGCCCGAAACCTTCCTCATATAAGGTATCCGCCATCTTCTGATAGGCATCCAGATCCAAATCATCTTGCAGCGATAACCCTCGCCCCCAATCCCTGCTGATGGCTGCCTGCACAAGAATATGAGCGGGATTCATGGCGTAAATGTTTTTCAGATTATCGATGATATTCGGTACGTCCTCTGAACCTGGCACAGTAGGCTTGATCCCTTGATTGTCCAGAATCGCCAGAACAATGGCTGGCATGGAGCTGTCCCATCCTGCAGTAATATCGTCCGATTCGATTTGCGCTGTATCGTTTCGCAGGATAATCCTGGCTTTTTCCGGGTACCAGACCACGCCATTATCCCACCCCTTCAACGCACGCCGAACGCGATACTTCCAGGGTTTGGGGCTGGCGCTGTAGGCACCGACCAGCCCGCTGAACAACGTGGACACGATGCCTCGGAAACCGGGAACCAAGCCGGTCAGGAGGCTCTTGAGACGGTCTGTGGGCACCTGGTCCGCCTCACCGAAGTAGACTTCAAGCCAACCCTGCACGCCCCCCTCGCCGCTGACATCCGTGCCGCCGAACAGCGATGGTTTATTGATGTAGACCGTTGTGTTAACCGTGATCTGCTGTGCTGTTGTCGCCAGTACGATTTTTTCGTCAGCAGTGATGGCAACCAATTCATCAACCGGTCCACGCCCCAATCCTGCATGAATATCCCAACTGTATTTATAGCCGACAGTGGTTTTTTTCTTTTTACTGCCCACTAGTTATGCTCCATTACTGTTAGATTTTAGGGCGATAGCCACTGTGCGTAATGCCAGCGCATCGCCAGTCGCCAGTAGCTTGTCGCTGCTGATGCCACCGTCGCGGATAAAGGCCCGAAAATCCAGGCCGTAGCGCCGAAACCAGGTTTTGGCCCCCGGCGCGCACCCGCCGGCAATGCGGATATGATCCATCGTGACGAAGATGTCGATCACGTCCGTGCTATTCCCGGTCATTTTTTAATTGCCTCATAACGATAATTACCGTAGTCCAGCACCTGCCAGTCTTCGGTCCAGCAGTCGCCAAAAAATATGCACTGGGCTGTGCCTTCATCGGTCTGTGGAAAATCCCAGTCATCGGCTGTTGCGGCCTCCGGTTTTGTCTGGTTGTTTTTAGCCAGCGCCTGATTAATAAAATAAGACGCGACCATCACAGCCAGATAATAGAACACCTGCCAGTACGCCATCGCTATAGGTTTGCCGTCGATATAAACCGGCGAGGGAAATAACAGCTCGTTGAATACGTGCAATATCATGTCCATCAGAACACCTTGATTATTTGCCAGGGATTGACGCTAGGTAAATGATTGATGCCGCCAAAATTCAGAATATTGCCGAATTTGGCATCGCAGGTTTCAGCCGTTAAATCGCAGCCCGGATAAGCGGTAACAGCCTGGCCGACAGTCAGTCCGGTCGAACCGCCGAATAAATTGATGGCGTTGCCGCTGTGGACGCGGGCGCCGCGCGTTTCCGTCACACCGTCGGCGGTAAATTCGATATAACCGCCGCTGAAATAGCCCTCCGGTACACCGGCCGGGATATTGACCGTGATGCCGTCGCCATTCGTCGCCGTAACGGTCAACGCCACAGCGTAATCGGCGGATTTGAGACGGCAATTGTGGTCGTACAGCGCATACGGGCAGCCGCGCCCCCAGGTCAGACGCACGCCAGTGCGACCGAAGGTGGCCGCCAGGCTGACGGCGAACAGTTTTGCTACGCCTGCATCGCTGCGCTGGCGGTTGGTGAGCGTACCGACCCAGCGGGTTTTGACCTCAACGTCGGCGTCACCGTAGTGCAGTTCATGGATTTTCAACCGTACCGCACGGGACGGCGGAACGCCGTCATACAGCTCGGCGACCGGGTTATCAGCTGGCAGCGTGACGGTCATATCATCATCGTCGGTTCCTGATGCGATGCCGCCGTCGCTGATGGCAATCGGTTCCCAGGTCTGACTGCCTGCGGTTACCGCACGGTCGGCATTGGTGTAGCGATAATAACGCGTTCCGCCGCGAATAAACTCATACAGCCGCACCGGCTGACCGCTGGCGGTCGAATATTCGTAATCACTCCAGCTCATCGCGTACTCCTTCAAACGTGAGTGACAGTGCCGCAACGCCGTCGGCGTCGGTTTTGTGCTCCCAGGCCGCACTGTCGCTGGACAGATGGCACAGTGTCAGCCAGGAGATTTTCAAAATTTGTGTGCGGGAGATGTTCAGCGCGGCATCGATGACCAGCCGCTCGGTATCATCATCCAGGATGGCGCTGGCGGTGATGCGGGTATAGTAAACGCCAGTCGTGGTTTCGATACGAATGTCCTGCCGGCCCGGCAGCGCTCCCCCGGAATCTGTAAACCCGATGGACTCGATATCGAGGGTTTGGTTGGCGATATCGGCCACGGCAATCATGTCCGTGGCCTGGCTGCCGACCCACACCGGCCGCTGGCGGCCGCGCAGCCAATACAGCAGGCAGCGCAGCTGACGCTGCCTTTCGCGGCCAACAGCCAACCAGGCGTGCGACTGGACGATGAACGGCCGTTCGGCCGTGTCGAGCCGGTACGGAATGCCGATGTCGTTGTCCAGTTCGGCCAACAGCCGGGAATATTCCGCCGTCAAATCCTCAGACCAGTCAGAGCCAGGCTCGATGACAGGAAAACCACGATGCAGCGTCAGGCCGTGCTCGTCGCTGTGGGCGTTGTGTTCTGTGATAAGAAAGCGCATCTGCGCCGTAATGACGCCATCATTTTTGCGCATCAGCCGGGGCTGGTCGGTGATGACAGCGCTGCGTAGCGGATAGACAAGTGTGCTGGCAGGCCAGTCGTTTTGCGTTACGCGAGACAGCGTCAGTGCCTCAGCTTCGACGCCAGCAATCTCGACGGTTTCGCGCGCGGCCGTCACCGCCGTGGACGCGCAAATCAGCGCCATACCGCCTGCAACAAAATCCCGGCCGGCCGTCGCCAGCGGCACAGTATCGCTGCCTGCAGGCAGCACAGCGGGCAATCGGGCCTGGTCGGGGTAGATCGGCAGCGCCCAACTGCGCGAACCATAGTTGAACAACTGCTGTTCGAATCGCCGGCGTGCGGCGGCATCGGCAATAATTTTGAATTCGAAGGTACGGCGCGGCGACAGGCGACGGGCAACACGCTGCGCGGCGCCGGTCTGGGAGCGATGAACATCCGTTTTCCATTCCAGGTTTTCCGTGATGCCATCACTCCAGTCAGGAGCCAGTAGCCAACTGACGGTGCGCGACCCGGTCAACGTAAACGTTACGGGGTCCATGCCGGCGAACTGCCAGGTCACGGTGCAGTTGATGGCGCTGGGACCGTCCATCGATATTGTCAGTTGCCACTCATGGATGGCGAGCCGGTTGAACTCGCGAGGAGTGACGGGACCGGAGAGTGCGATCCCCTCGTCGCCGCTGATGGCCATGCTCAACAATGTCTGCGCCGATAAATACGCGTTCCACACTTTGACTGTGACGGTCTGCTCTGAACTGATGGCGCCCAGGGATTGGGTGGTAGGGATAATCGCAATACGGTTGTAAAAACTATCAATCCAACTGGCACTGAGATAACCGGCGCGGGAATGTATGGCAATCGATTTTTCGGTACGCTGCAGTGTGCCGCTTGTCATCACTGTTGGCTCTGCCAGCAGGATACTGCCCTGGCGGGTTAGCAGATTATCGATATTGGCGCTGTGCGGCGGCCTGATGCGATAGCTGCTTGCAACAATATGGACGCTGGTCATGGGGTGATCCGGTAGGCGTAGCCGAGAACATGACTGTTTTCACCAACTATCCTGCCATCAGCCATGTATTTTATCGGCGGAACAATCATCCAGGTTTCGCCGTTTAACTCAAGCTGTCCACGTGATGTGATCCCCATCATTCGGCAGACAGCAATATCTGGCACGATACCTAGCCGACGCCATAGACCGTCGGCACCAATAACCATAATGGCATTGGGTACTGGTGCAATCACCGCACCCAGTTGACTTTGGCTGGTGGCCACTGCCATTGTATCGGGATGACGCCGACTGTAAGTCCCGGAATTATATAACACAGAACCACCCAGCCCGATTGCTCCAATGCCTGCAAGGGTAGCGCCAAACAAAAACCAGTAAGGAGAGGAACCACTATCACCCAACGCATCTGCCCGTACAGCCGATGAGAAATTGTCGCCGTACACTGTTCTGTCACAAAATGGGTAGGTATTGTAGTCAGGATTGCTATCAACACCGGAATTGCCAAAAGGGTTATACGCGGTGCCATAAGTATATTGTCCACCAGTATAATTCCCCTCACGGTTTAGCGTGCCAATACCAAAATGGCGAAAACTGGCAGCGGTAATTTGTACGATAACGTGTAAATATTGCGCTGTGCCGAAAAAATCGTAACTGATAAACGGCCCCGCCCCCCGAACCAGTTCTGTCGTGCCTGCGCCACGATAGTTGGCGAACCAACTACTTGTGCTGCCATGATTGGTATAGCTACTACCTGGCTGGGCTGTCCAGGCCAGCGCATTGTCAAAACCAGTATTTCCCAAAATGAACAGCGCATATTTATATGATGAGCTTGGCCTAGTAACCCCAAACGACCAATATCCATCGGCATTGTGTAGATATAGTTCTGGAGATGTTCCCGACACGAATTTATCAACCGTCCAACCGAGCGTACTTGCAAATATGCTCAGTTTTTCCAACAGATCTGAAACGTCGTTAGCGGTGCCGGTTTGGTAGCCCATAAATCCCCCTGTTATGCCAGCTCGACGGCAAAATAATCGAGTGTGCTGGTACGAAACGCATTACGCGAAATGACAAACTGCTGATCATCAGCAGTATTAATGATGTCCTCCGCCGCTACACCTACTCCCGGTAACCAGCAAACGCCGTCCAATGCACCAAAATAATTGGTTCCAGCCACCTCCAGTGCCCGAAACTCCACTGACCATAGCGGATAGTTATCACCCGGAGAGGCAGTCAGTGCCGTTAACACTTCACCGGCGTTACTGGCGTAGGAATAACGAGGCGCACCGCGCGGGGTGAGGTAGCGAGATTGACCGTCTGTGGTATAGCTGGTCGCGGCAGCGCCATAAAAATCACGCCATCCCTGGTCGGGATACATCAACCAGCAGTTTTGGGTGCGTGGGTCGACAATACTGCTGTTGTAATCAGTAGTTAGCGAATAACGACTCAGCGTATTATCAGTGCTGCCAGCAATCACCAGCGGATAAGGGTATTCCAGCGGGGTAACGGTCGGCAGCATAAACCCGCAGTAAGCGGAACTAAAAATAGCGTTCGTCAGCCGGGTGAGGACAATAAACCGCCGACCGTTGGCGATAAACCAGTATTTAAATGTTAGGTTTTCGCAGCAACACCCGACACGCGGCGAGCCGTTAACCATGCCACTCCAGATGTTTTCAGCATCGCTGAATGCCTCGGGATTGAAATACGTCCCCCCGGCAAAATAAATATTGTAAATATCGGAGCCGATGCTGTTGTTTGACCGTGCCCCGATATAAATCTGATCCGCGCCAGCAGAACCCGGCGCCACCCATGCGTAGGCCAACCGCTCAACCGTGGTTGATGTAGCGGCAATGGTGTCGGCGTAGATTTGCGTCCAATTCTCACCACTGGCCACCAGTTCGGCGTTGGATGTCAGAAAGGCATCCAGCTTTTGCAGTAGTTCGCGCTCGTTGGCGGCGGTGCCAGTTTCCCAAGCCATTAGCCTAACTCCTGTTTCAGTGTGGATTTATTGGCGCGGATAAAGGTCATCATGGCGCGCTGCCCGGCGACGCTCTGCGCGCCTTTGGTGAACACGTCGGCGGCGTCCAATACCAGGGTTTGCTGGATGACGGGAGCGGCGGCATTACCGCCAGCGCTGCGTTCAGGCAGTTCGGACAACATATTCGGGTTACTAGCGCGCGGAGCCGGAAACCCAGCCAGACCACCCGTCGCATGGCGTACCCGCGTCCAGTCGTGCAATGCTGACATACCGCGTTTGTTAAAGTCGTGGAGAAATGGCAGTGCTCCGGGCTGACTGGTAACCGCTGCGCGTGTCACGAACTCCTCGTTTGACAGCCAGGCTGCGATGGAGTCACTGGTGCTAGTTCCGGGACCGGTTACAAGGCCGCCGCCGGCAGCGGCAACGGCGGCTGCACCGGCGCTGGCCATTCCTGACGCGGCACTACCAGCGCTTGCGGCGGAAATCGCTGCTGACAAGGTGGCCGCACCCGCAGCAAACGCGCCGGCCAGTGAACCCGTTAAGGTTGCAGCCCCAGCCGTTATTGCAGTAGTGACCCCCGCGCCAAACGAAGCTGAACCAGCCGTACTGGCTGCTCCAATCGCTGTTGACATGGTTGTAGCACCAGCAGTAGTGGCAGTGGTAATAGCCGTTGACATGGCCGTAGCTTCAGCGGCACCAGATGCAGCATCTGTACTCGCGCCAAAGACGCTGCCATACAATGAGCTGGCTCCATCCATAATGGCGGTGGCCAACTTTTGCGATGCAATTTGCGACAAAGCATTGACGACAGACTGTGCCAGATTCAATACAGCATCACTCAGATTCATTGCTCCAGTGGACAATCCCTGGAGACTGCTCTGAATACCGCCTTGCAGGCCGTCTTTAAATGCCAGCGCTAGCGCATTAGCGGTTTCCTGCAGTTTTCCCATTTCCGCGTCGAGTTGAGCCAACAGCGCGCGGACACTCTCTCCCGCCTCACCGGGGATATTAGACATTTCACGTAGTGTCGGCAGGTAACCCTGGATTTTATTTGCGACATCTTTATGCAGTTGAACCAACCGCTCCCGACCATCAAGCTCAGTTAGTAATCCACCTTGAACCTGAGCCTGGACAGTTGTTTCCTGCTGGCTGCGCCAAGTAAACAAATCTGAAATCTGCTTTTTCAGCGCATCAACCCGAACCTGTGCTTCTTGCAGCGGTAGAAGCTTATCGAGCCAATTCACTCCCTCAGTGTTGCCGCTGGCGGTGAATTCGTCACGCAGTTGCTGATACTGGTTACTCACCGCCAACAGGCTGGCTCCGGCGCTATCTCCCGATGCACGCATGTATTCCATTTGCAATTGCAGGTTTTTGTCCTGAAATTCGCGGGCATTCAGCGCGGCGTGCGCCGCTTCAGCCAGTTTGCGTTGCTCCGCCGTCAGGCTGCGGGTGGCAATTTCTTGGGCGCGAATGGCGGCGGTGCCTTGTGTCTGTTTGGCGGCCTGTTCGACCAACGAGTCGACGAATCGCTGGTTCTCGGCGGCAGAGCGTTTTGTTTCGGCGGCGGCTTCGCGGGCCGACTTGATTTGCGCGTCCTGCGCATCGGCCTGACGCGCCAGCGCGCGGGCTTCTTCCTGCCGTTCGGCGGTTGCATTCTTCAACGAACCAGAGCGGATCTCTGCTTCGACTTTTTCCAGTTGCGTTAACGCGGTTTTCTGCTGAATGGTCTGACGTAACGTATCGTTGTACTGACGGGCTTTTTGGTCCGATGCGTCCAGTGCGGCAACGTCGATATCCCACTGACCGCCGGAGAAGTTGATACCGTCTTCAGAAGCGACGCCACGGCTGCGCAGCGTATCGCGGCCGCTTTCGGTCTTCCACAATGTTTCATAACGCTTGCGGGTCTCTTCAATCGCATCAGCTTCTTTATCGAGTTCAGTTCGATTATTGGCCCAGATTTTTTCCAGTTCGCGGGACGCGGCAATCGCTCTTTTTTCTGTTTTCTGGCGTTCGGATTCAGCCTTTGCCGCCGCTTTTATCGCCGCTTCTTCTTTTTCTAATGCAGCTAACTCCTCCTTGTCTGCTTTAACCTGCTGTTGGTAGACGGTGCCGCGTAAAGCAATATCAACGTCATTACCCGCTTCAGATAAACGCTGACGTAACTCGATAATCCTTTTTGCGCGGGATTCGCTTTCTGAGTCCAATCCGAACGCGCTTGCTGCGGAGCCTTTTGCGGCGGCGATAGCGTCATTCATCGCGCCCTTGATGTTTTTCCATCCGAGTGCAACCCAATTCAGCTCTGACTCCAACTGCGTCAGGCGCGTTATCGCTGCCTGCTTATAAATTTCCGACGCAACATCAATGGCTTCTTCCGTTCGTCCTTGCTCTTCCAATGCCCGGATACGCTGATAAGTGGCTGTATCCAGCCAGTGGTACTTCTCACTGCTGCTGACGGCCCAGTCGCTGACGCTGTCGGTCATCTTCATAAACTCGTTGATTATCTGGTCGGCGGACTGCCCGGTAAGCTGTGCCATTGCCGATGCCGCCTGCGATACGCCATCTATCGTCTCTGACGTAAATTTTCCGCTGCTGACCAGACCAGCAAGAATATCCCGCACCTGCGAGTAATTGCTGCTGAGTTTCCCACCGCTCTGCGCCATCTGCTCCAATTGGCCAGCCGTTACTCCGGCGTGATTTCCGGTCTGGACAATAGCGCGGTTAAATGCATCCTGGTCATTCATTACGCTGATAACCGCGATACCAACGGCAGCAATTGCCGCAACCATACCGCCCATTGCCAGGCGTGCGGGTGTAATCAGACTGGTGAGCGCTTTGAAGGTGTTGCCGATACCGCCGAACGAGTCCTTGATCTGCCCGCCTTGCTGGATGGCCACCATCCACACCGGCATTCCTGATGCCAGCGATGTAACGACATCGGTAATCTGCATCGGCAGGTAACGCATCGCCTGGGCGTATTGTTTGGCACTGAGACCGCCTTGACTCATTACCGCCGATGTATCGGTCAGACGTTGAATAAATGGAGTTGCTTCTGCCGCAACGCCGAGCTGCGCCGCTTTGTATTGCAACAGTTCGGCCGTGGTCATGCTCATCGTTTCGGCTTGCTCGCGCAGCCGGGCGATAAACGCCTCTTTTGTCGCTTTTGCCTGAGCTTCGACCTGAGCGGCTTCACGCGCCGCCTGTGCCGATTCCCGCGCAGCCTGAGCCTCCCGTCGTCCCGCCTCGCTGGCCGCGTAGGCGGCGGCCTCGACCTGGCCGCGCATATCATTCAGACGTGCAGCGTAGAGATCAAAGTCGTCACCGCCGATTAAGCCTGCGGCATTAAATTCACCGAGCTGGCGCTCCATGTTGTCCAGGCGCTCATACGCACCGACAACCGGATCGATGCGCCCCAGCAGTGCTGCCAATGCGGCCTGCTGAGCGGACAAATCACGGGTCACCTCGCTGACGGATGCGCTGAGCGTACTGGATGAACTGCTGGCGCGGGATACTGCCTGTTGATAATCGGCTACCGCGCTGGATGTCTGCCGGGCGGCATTCGCCGCCGCATCCTGCGCGTTAACCATCTCCGACCAATGTTTATTACCGGCATCGACCGCGCTACTGGTCTGCTCAATATCTCCGGTCAGCGTTTCAAGCGCCCGTTTGGCCTCATTGACATCCGCAGTGATACGCAGCGCCAGTTTCAAATCATTATTTGTCGCCATCGCGGATACCCATCATCAACGGAATGCTTTGGTTAATGCGTCAATACGTTTTTTCGCCGTTTTCCCGCCGGTATAGGCTGCGCCGACGTCCAAAATCCGCTCGACACTGTCCCGATCCTGCAAGCGCAGCGCCTCACGGTAATAAAGCATCAACTGGCGCCGGGTGTAGTAGCGGAGTCGCTCTGCATTATGTCCGGCCCGGACGAGGGTGGCGAAGAGAGTGGCGAATCCCACTGTTGCCGTTTTTCTCTGGCGGCCTGCACTGTTATCCGGCGCACGGCAGCGGTCATAAAAAAATGCCGGTTGACCACCCACCACCAGTCAAGCAGGATTGCGCCGTCCGTGGCGGATAGTTTTTCCGCCCAGCTTGCCGGTTTATCAACGGCACGCGCGGCCAGCAGCGGAACGATAGCCACCTGGCGAGCCAGAATGGCCTCGACATCCTCATAAAACAGCGGACCATCCTGCATCACTGCCGCCAACGCCTGCGTCAGCGCGGCGATCGGTTCATGCATTTCCAACGAGTCAACCAGGTTATATTCCCGCACGGTCAGCTTTTCACCAGCAATGTTAATCGTTCGATCGGGATTCAGAATTTCCAGATCGGCGGCAGCGGTTTCCTCCGGCGGAACAATTTTCTTCGCCATTATTCAGCTACCTTCTGAACGTAAGAGCCGAAATAACCCAGTTCGCTATCGCTACCCTGCGTGGTATCCGCCAGCACGTTGCCGGTCAGCGGCAGTTCGCCATAGCCTTCGTTGTGCAACAGCGACAGGCTGGATACCGGCTGAAATTTGACGCGGTAGAGCTGCACGATGACCCGTTCATCATTTTCGGTATTGATGCCGTCCAGCAGCAGCCAGCGCTCCGGCGGCGTGGTGGTAAACAGTCCCAACTGTTCGGTCGGGGCGTAGCTGTAGGCCGCTGTGGCCGTCAGCGCGCTTTCGCTCAGCAGTTCGATGATGCCGGCCGTGGCGGAATCCACACGGTAATCCGTTCCAGGCACCAGTGCGGTCGAGCCATCCGACGCGGTAAGGAGCACATCGCTGACAAAGGGATTGTCAAGGCGGACACGATCGCCAACGATTAACCCAGGCGGCAGGGCTTCACCGCTGATGGTTCCCGCCTCAACTCTGAATACCTGGCCGTACAGCGCCAGCGCCAGATTCTCCAGACTCCAGTCTTTGAGCGTCAGCGAGATGGTGCCGGTTTTGCCCAGCGACAGCGAGCCGATTTCCAGGCGCTGGCCGGTATAAGAATCAGTTTGCGACGCGCTTTCGGCTTCCATCTCAACATCGCAGACGTCGGCCTGACCAACGAACCGCAGCGCCCCCGGTTTTGCCTTCGCCGTGCTGGTAATACGCGGCGCCAGATTGATCGGCCCCTGTAGGCTCATTAATGACATGACTATTCTCCGGTGTGGTTCGCGGCGGTCGCATCAGCGGCCTGCGCGGTTTCAGTTTCGGCCGCCGTTACGTCGGCAACGGCCGTGGTTTTCTTGCTGCGCGTAGTGGCTGTCGGTTCGGCCACGCCGAGACCGATCAGCCAATCAGCCACCGGTTGCGACACCGATAGCGTCTCATCCGGTTCGCGCCATTGGCCGGCATGCTTGTGCCGGCTGTTCAGTTTCACGTCAGGCATTGCCCCCTCCAATGAAATGCTGACAGCTGTATGTGTCCATCCACGCCAGCACGCCGTTGACAAATCCCAGCGTTTCGCCGCCGGTCCACTTAATGGGGCGTCCGCCGCGCAGGCCGGCCACCGACCAGCCGATCAACTGGTCGCGGATACCGCCCGCTACCGGCTGCAACGCCAGCCTGGCATTATCGATATTGGTGACGACGCTCGACTGGGCGCGCACGACCGAGACCACGCCGAATACCGCCGTAACGGACTGCCGGGCGTCGGCCGGGGCATCGTTGGGCGACTCGCGCCCCAGCAGGACATAGGCCGCCGGCGTGGTAGCGTTGGCCAAATCGGTCAGTTTGCTGTATTCCGCCATGCTGCCGACCAGGCGCAACAGCTTGTCCGCGCCGACAAACTGATTCAGCCGTTCAATCACCGGCGTCACATCAAACGGCGCGCTGCTCATTTACCAAAATCCCGCAGCGAGTGCATATCAAAGGTCCGTCCGGGGCCGGTTACCTGCGGTACGCCGCCTGCGGGCGGCAACGGATCTTCAATCCCGAGCGAATATTTGCCTGCCGCCACTTTTTCCAGGTACGCCATCGCCTCTTTGTAATCCCGTATCACCGGATCGGTTTTCTCATCGCCGACGCGGTTGCGATTGAGCTGATAGCGGACGATGGCCCGCGCCCAGCGGGTCAGCAGCGGCGGCACCGCAGCCAGCGGCAGCCGGTGGCCGCGCTGGCGCAGGAAGCCGTCAATCAGTCCCTGGGTGTCGGTGATGACCTCATCAATACGCCCCAGCGTCACATTGGCCTGCACCAATTCGTCAGCCGTCCAATCCGCCGTGTCGCCGCGGGCGATAACCACGGCCAGCAGTGACGGCGGCACCGGCACTTCGCCGTCCTGTGCGGTGCATTGCGCCAGTTCGGCGGTGCCGGGGTGTTCGGCCAGATCGGCGTGGGTGATGTAGCGGGTCGTGTTCATCGCTTACCTCAAAACGTCGCGGGCTTGGCTACCGCGCGGGTAGCGGCCATAAACCCTTGTTGCAACTGCTCGCGGGCGATACGCAGCCAGGTCTGATCGATGGCCGGATTGTCGGCCAGACCGTCCAGGTAGTCGCCCACAATGGTCCGCAAATCGATAATCTCTTCCATCACCGCCAGTTCGGCATCCGTAAGCTGACGGTGAGAGGGTTGCGCGTTAATCACGGCCATCGTTATGCGGCCACCGCGTTCTGGAACAGATAGCCGACGTCTTTGGCGACGACCAACTCCTTGACGGATTCGCCGACGCGAACACGCTGGCCGCCGCGCAAACCGATATCAGGGTCGGCAATGGCGCCTGACACGCGGCCGCCGAACTGCGCCGTAATCCCCCATGTCACCCGACCCTGAGTATTGGCCAGACGATCGCGGTAGATAAACGAGGCATGGTTACCCCAGGCGCGAACCAGCGACGCCGCTTTGCCGGGTTTGGCGGTATTAACCCAACTGGAGCCGACATAGATGCTCTCCAACTCCAGCAAATCAGCCAGAAATGCCAGCGGCACCATGCCATCGGAGCCGGTCGTGCCGTTGTATGCCCGGACGATGGTGGGATGGCGGCGCAGCGCGGTGGCCACCTTGCGCCCCAGGATGGCGATATTTGGCCGTGCGATCAGCGTATCGAGCGCATCGGTAATCACGTTGATAGGATTGGCGTCCGCGTGGCTCCATTGCGCAGTACCGGCAAGCTGGGTGCGGTTGGTCGCGTTATAGCTGTCGGCACCGAACACCAGATTGGCGGCGCGAACTTCGCGATCCAGCAGGATGAGATCGGTAGTGGCTTCTGTTGCGTGACCGAGCGGATCGAAATTTTTCGGCGCGTTATCGATATCGTCCTGCGGCACCGGCGCATCAAGGCCGTAATCGCTGGTCGAGTCGGTTTCTTCTTCGGCTGAAAACTCCACCTGGTTCGGCGCGGATTTGCGTCCCACACGCGTGTTTGGCACGGAGAAACGCTCACCGAGCGCGAATTTCAGCCATTTGAACGACTTCAATCCCACCGGCACGCGCGGCAGCACCTCGTCGGCAATTAGCGACGGGTTGCGGTAAGCAATAGTGATACCGGTTAACACCGGATCGACGGGAAACGGAAAATTAGCAGCCATTGTGTTGCTCTCCAGTTATGAATAGGTGCCGGCGCCCGTCCCGGCATTCAATGGGCCTCTCGCGGCGTTATTGGGATCTGTCAGGCGCCCGCCGCCGGCAGTTGTCCGGGGGCAATCCACACCGAACCGATTTCATCCGCCGCCCCCGTCACCTCGGCGTAACCGATAAAGTAGTCGCCGGCGGCGGCCGTCACGGCTTTGCCATCAGCATCGGCAGTCAGTCGATCACCCAGCGCCACATCGCCGCCATAGGTCACCGGCGCCAGGCCGGAGCGGATCACGTCGAACGTGTCGCCGGGAGCGGCATCGACGTCAGTGCTGACGCCGATAATCAGCGCGGAGCCATCGGTTGCCTGCCCGGCCAGACCATCACTGGCGCCGTTGATAATCAAACGGCGCGCGATGACGGTGGTGGACGACTGGCGGGCGGTGATCAGTCCTGGAATATTCATTTCTGGTTCCCCTTGATGTGATGGACGGCTGCCGTGATAGAGATGGTGCGTCCCAGTTTCTGCTGCTCCGCCTGATACGCTTGGGCAGCGGCGGCGATGGATTCAGCGTCGGCGAAATCCACGGCTCCTTCACCTTCCGGCGGCGTTTTCTCGCTGAAATCCAGCAGCGTCGGTTTGTCGCCCAGAATTTCCCGCAGCAGGGTTTCCGGGGTTTTGCTGACCGTGGCGTTGCCGTCGGCAAACGAGATCGGTTCGGCGGACAGATTGACCAGCACTTCGACGACCGCGTTTTTCTGACGCGGCAGAATGCGGCCGTCTTTCGCCAGCCCGTCGGCAAATGAAACGATATCGGCGCGTCGTTGTTCGGCCGCCGCTTTCTGTTGCGCTAGCTCCTGCGCCTGAATACGCGCCTCGCGTTCAACCAGCGACGCTTCACGCGCCGCGAGATCAGCGGCTGGATTAAGGTTTGGGTTTTCTTTTGACACATTGGTCTCCTCGGCATACGCCAGTGGTGATATCTGAGGCTCGGATGCCCGCGCGGCGGCTTCTTCAATGGATTTAAGGCGCCACTGCGGCAGGATCTGATCGGCACGCTCCGCGCCCTCTTTTTCGACCAGATAGTCGCGCAAGCTGCGAAACATATCGGTCAGCAGTTCAGTCTCCCAGGGAATAGCGAACTCCAGCGGGGCATTCTCGCCGCCGGCTTCGGAGAATTGCACATCGGGCAACCCTTTTACCGCCGGCGGTACGGCGCCAAGAAAACCGACGTGACGCGGATAGTAATGGCCGGGTTTGGGATTACCGGGCGAATCCGGCAGATAGATGGAAAGCGAGCGTTTTTTCCAAAATCCTTTGTTAAACGCTTCGGCAAATTCCGGCACAACCTGTTTCGGTTCGGTGTAAACCAGATCGTCTCGCACCTCGAACCGGCCCGCCCAGCCATAGGCCGGCGCCGTCAGTTTGGGGTGACCGATAACAAACGGCGCCTCGGCAAGCGCTGGGTCGTAGCTGCTGGCCAGGTCGAGACAATCCTCGATCGTGAACGTTACGGTACGTCCGTCCATCGCGGTATGCGTGCCGGGCATGAAAACCGGTAGTGTGGCTGTGGATTGCTGGGGCATTTATCATCGTCCGTCACTCAATAATGCGGCCATGATGCTGCTATCGCGCGGCGGGGTAATCTGCCCTCGGGCAAATAATGCAACGTGATGGAATGACGGGGGAACGTGGCAGGGGCGGGTTAAACCCGGCGGGAGCGTTATTAAAAGCTATTATAATAATCCTGACGCCGCGCGCCGGGGTCATCGCACATCAGAAACGCCTGAACGCCGCTACGGCCGTTTTACGGCGCTCCCGACTTTAACGCCTTTTGCAGATGATCCGACGCGATGTCGACCAGCGTTTTGCCGTCGCTGTCGGAGACCCCCAGCCACGGCCGAGCCGGGATGGTCACCTGTTTAACCGGACGACCGCCTACGTTGAGCGCGCCGGCGGTTTTCGGTTTGATGGTGCCGCCGAAATGATGGATCGCTCCGTAGGGCCGGTCGGTGCCGAACAGCAGCTCGCCGGCGCGAATTTGCCAGCGCAGCGTATTGCCCAGATAGCCGTCCAGCGTCAGCACCTTATCGGCGTTACGCTTTTTCTCCGCTTTGTACCACGGCTGTAGCGGCGCCCAGGGTACGCCGTCCGGCGACATCTGATCAGCAAATCGTTTTTTGTGAATATCCAGCAGTTCCTCGCCCATCTCGGCCAGCATGGGCGTCGGATCGGCCAGTTGGCCCTCCATTTTCAGCAGGCTGTCGAGCGCCTGCTGAGCCGCAAAAACAATCGTGACGCCGGCCATAATCTATCCTATTATTTAATCAATGCGCGGGCAGCCCCCGCCAGGGCCTCCAATCCCACGCGCAGCGGTAACCCGGCTGTGGCGGTGGTCGGGTTACGCTTTTTCATCTCGCCGATATGTTCGTACACCGATCCGTAACCCATCAAGATAATCCGCGTCATCAGGCGCGAATGTTGTTACGCCCGTCCAACCATCAGCGCCGACGTCAAAGACCGCCAATGCGGGCGTTGTTGTATCGTCGATATCAAACCGGGCGATATAGCGGCGTCGGACAATGGCAGCGTTGCGTGCCGCCATCCATTCGATACGCGTCCAGACTTCATCAGGTTCTCGGATAGCATCGGCCAGTAGTAATAAAAACCGTTCGCGGCCGCGTTTGCTGATTTTGAGCGCCCCGGTTTTGCGTACGGTAAACAGCGCCGAGCCAACCACCAGCGGCTCTCCGACCACGTCGCGGTATATCGCCGGCTGCTCCAGCGTGGCGCCGAACTCGCCCAGGAACGCGGCAGCGTACTCCCGATCGGTTAGCCCGGCAGACAGCAGCCGCTCGGCGCTGGCCGGGCGCGGCGTGGGTAGCGCATCCGATGGCGTCCGGCTGGGAACGCCCGGCGCGCCGGCACTGCTCATACTGGCCGGATTGTCGCTCAGCGGGTCATCATTGCGGGGCGGCGGCGTCTGGCCGTCCAGCCTTGAGCGCCCCGGCGTATGCTCGAACGACGGATCGATACCCTGCGGCACCCGCACGGTGTAGGAGCCGTTGATGCTGCGCTGGCCGATCGTCCGATCTTCCCAGACGATTTCCGGCGCGGTATCGACGCTGCGCCCATTGCGTTTCATCCACGATTCGGAGCGGCCGCGCACAGTACACTGACAGCCCCAGCCGTTGGGCGGGAAATGCGTTGTCCACCAGGGATCGTCCCAGCGCAGGATCATGCTGTCCCACGCCAGGTGCAGCTCGCGGGGATGCTCGACGGCGTCGCTGTGAACGTATTCCCAGTACGGCATGGTCTCGCGGTGTTCCATCAACTGAGCGAAGCGTCCGCCCTGATAGCTGCCGCGCAGATTGGTGTCGTAGATCACCCGCGTGCGCCAGCCGAACCCGCCGTTATAGCTCCAGCCGTGTTTCTCAACGATGGACGAAAAGTCCTGGCGAAAATCCGCCAGCGTGCGCCCCTCGGCAATGAAACGGTCTACCGCCTGTTGAAAATCGCTCACCAGGTCGTTGCGGTTGGCGCCGGCCACCACAAATGCCCAGTCGTGCTCGGCATTGTAGATATCCGTCCAGCCGGTAGTCGGCAGCGCCAGTTTGCGGCGGAAAAACGCAATCTGCTCGGAGAACGGCAGGGTGCCGTAGCTGGCGTTAGTCGTCGCCATCCGCCGCCTCCTCGACGATATCGCTGCGACCCGCCAGGTGCGCGGCCGACAACGCCTGCGCCAGCGCGGCGGCGTAATCGTCCAGCGACATGTTAGGCAGCAACGTCACCAGTTCGTCGCGCAGCTGCTCCAGCGATTCCACGCTATCGACCAATTCGCGGATCTGGTTTATCCAGGTATCGGTGGCGGGTTGCAATTCGGTGTTCAACCGCTGCGCCATCAGCGCGGGCGCGTCCGGCTCGGTGCTTGATTCGGCCAATTGCACCGGGGCGGCAGGCTCGGCTGGCTGACGCGGTGTCTCGACCGGTTTGGGCTCCCATTCGCCGCCGTAGGTTTCAATCACGCTGGCCAGCGTCGGCCGGTAGCCTGTCGTTTCGGTAATGTTTTTGTCGCGTTCGGCGCGTTTGGCCAAATCTTCCTGTTCGTCAAATACCCGATAGACGCGCGGCACGGCGGCGCCGGGAAAATTCAGCTCGGTCAACCAGGCGCCCGGCCCACGGTTCCAGCTTTCGCAGATCACATCGGCGTCGGATTTGGCGATGGATTTCAGGATATCGGCCTGGAGAGACTCATCGCCGCCGATCCCTTTGCTGGCGCCGCCGGAACTGGATATTTGCCCAACGGTGACGCGGCGAATGGCCTCATTCATCGCGTTGTACAGCGATTGATAATCCGCCGTGCCGGAGCGGGCGGCGGACAGCAATTCGACCAGCATTTTTTCCGGCATGATCACACCGCTATCCGCAGCGATGGCGCGCGTCAGTTCCAGCAGTTTGCGCCGTTGCTCTTCTGTAGCGCCTTCCGGGTGTTTACCCACCACTGTTGGCATGGCGAATTTATCCAGAAAGATCATCCAGAATTTTAGGCCGTTGCGTTTAAAAAACGTCGGCCAGTACAGCCAGTGCGCCAGTCCCAGACCATAGGGTTCATCGTCGTGGTCGGCGCCGGTGCAGAAATGCCAGAAATACGGCGGCGGACAGGGTTCGCCGGCAAACATATTGCCGGGCGTCAGCAGCCGCAGTTCGCCTCCAGGAGAGAAGCGAAAACGCCGGCGGTCGCGCACCCGAATATCATCCACCCACAATAAGTTAGCGCGGGTGCCGTAGATCAGTTCAGCGGGGGCGTATCCGTAGAACACGCCGTAATGCATCAGTCGCGTGACGCGATCCCAACCGACCGCATCAATCTGTTCACGCATCGCTTCGGCGGCCTCGATATCGATCGGGCGTTCGCCGCCGGCATCAATTTTCCACTCGCGGGAAATGACCGCGTCCTGGCGCTGGGTATAGGATGATTTGACTTCGTCGTCGTTGAGCACCTCGCGGTAAATCTGCAAATCCGGCGCGCCGCGATGGCGCAGTACGCTGTCATCCGATAGCGCCAGAGCGCCGACCCAGGGGCGGGTGATATCGCGGCCGTCGCCGGTACTGGCGATTTGCTGGCCCAATTTCGGACGTTTTATTTTTCCGGTCATTCGGCTCCACAGACTCATATAAACCCTCCAAAATCATTCAGACCGCGCACCGTGCCAAACCCGGCATCCGTTATTTCGCCGCCACCGGACGTCGCGCCATAGCCATCCAACTGATGGTAAATATCGCGTACCCCCGAAGACTGGAAATCAATCTCCGATGCCAGATTGAGCGCAGCGTAGTTTGCCAGGCACCCGGCGATAGCGACGTCGCCGTGGCGCACCAGTTCGGGGTCTTTTAGGTCTTTACGCTCAAGGCGGGCGACCATCGGCACGCCGTCGATAGTCTCCACCGCCCGCAAATCCTGTGCGGTGTTTTCATCACGCGGCAATACAATCATTGAGTCTTCAAATAGCCCGGTGAATTTCGGCATCCACAAGCCGTACCACTGGCGATTTAACGATATTTCAGCGATACGGGGGCGACCATAGCGGTCGGCGGCGTATTCGGCCAGCACCATGCCGGGGCCGGTGGCGTCAATCGCGCCGCCGGACTGGCGAGGAAGATGGTCGATAAACCAGAATAAAATCTGCTGTTGTAATGCAGACGGTACGTTGTTCAGTTCCAGTAAAAACGGTACATCACGCAGCAGGTTGGGCATGATGGCCACTGGCATTAACGCCGAGAAGTGCCGGTGCCGCGCAAAGTCCATACCGAATACATGACGGCATTCCGGGTTTAGCGTTTCGGCCATCACCGGACGTAAGTTGCGGTCTATCCAGTCTTCGCCCCAGCTTTGGCGCTCCAGTTCGCTCATGTTGATAAATTCATCATCACACACCAGGCGAATGACCGGCCGCTCCTCCGGCATGGCCCGCTCGATCCAAACGCCTGGAATACAGATGCCGTTGCCGTCGCGCGGAATAGCGTCCAGTTCCTCACGCATCGCCGCCTTGCGCGGACCGTAGGCATTGCGGATACGGGCGTACCACGCCTGTTTGTCCTCAACCGTTGCCGTCTCTCCTTTCATCATGCAGACACGCTCAAACAGACCATTGCCGACGGCATCATCAAAGGTCACCCTAAACACCGCTGCATCCTCACCGTATCGCCCATTTTCAATATCCCTATGAAACTGGTAGAACGGGTTGTTCTTGCCATTTTCTGAACTGATCACCACAATCTTTCCGCCCCAAATCAATAGCGCGGTGGCGGCATCCAGCACGCCCTGAACGTCCGGATGGAACGCGGCCTCATCGATAATCACCACGCCTTGCAGCCCGCGAATGTTAGCCGGGCGGGACGACAGCGCCGTGACCTGAAAACCGCTGGCGAACCGCACGCGATAGGCGGTTATCTGGCGGGTGTTTCCCTGTTCGTCCTGATCCTCAAATAGAAACTCTTCGATGCTGGAGATGGCCTGCGCCTGCTGCTGGGCGATGACGCGGCCAAACTTGGCTACGTAGCCGATAAACTCCAGCCCTTTCTCTTTTGTATCGCCGATGTAATAAACGTTGTTGCCGCCAGCGGATTTGCGGGCACCGGCTATCAGGGTGGAATTCAGCCCCCAGGCGAACGTAATGCCGGTTCGTCGGCCTTTGGGAACGGCGAGGATAGAAACGTTGAATTTCAGGCATTCGACCTGGTGCGCCATCAATACGCCGTCAGCCAGCGGGTTAAAGGCAAACGGGATATCGCGGGCGCGCGGCGGCAGTTCGTCCCATTCGACGACCCGTACCGTGGATGCCAGCGGCTTCATCGCCTGGGGTTCGTTCATCACTTGATCCCCAGCACGCGTTCGCGCCAGAACTGGACCTGATCTTCACTTAGCCCCTGAGCACTGGCCACTTGTTGCAGATTATCCTGCTGTTCGCGCAGCAGCCGCTCTCGTGCGGCACGTTCAATTTCCCGGCGCTCATCCAGCGAGGCTTTACGCGCCTGCAAAACATCTTTGGCGGCGCGCGCCAGATGGCGCACGGTATCGATATCCGGGTTTTCTTCATTCTGCGCCACAAACGATGCATGAGCCGTCAGCGTGGTGACGGCCTGCACCATCAGCGCCCCGGCTCGCTCGTCCGGGTTCTCGCCCAGTTCACTGACCAACAGACGCGCCATCTGGTCCTGCTCGCGCATGCGGGATACAACCTGCTCAAACGACTGCTTATAGCGGCCTAACGCGCTGCGGCTCGGCGCGACTTCGACATCGGGAAAATGTTCGTGCAGATCGGCAATCAGCTCATCGAGCGTCAGAGCATCCTCGCGCAGCCGGCGCTCGATATGAGATCGGATATCGGCAGGCAGACGGTGAATACTGGATTTACGCCCCATATCAACCCCCTGCGCCAGGGCGTTTTACTCCCGGAACGGTCGCCCGACCAGCTGCGACGTCGGCGCCGCGCTCGGTTTCGGTGGCGACCAATACCGGTCCGACGTCTTCAATGGACACCAGCCCCTGTTCCTCCAGCCAGCGCAGTTCCGATTTGACCTGATCGCGGCTGGGCGAATGGCCGAACTGCACCAGCGCGCTGTAGATCAGCGAACTGTTGGCGCGATAGCCCGGCAGTTCAGACAGAATGCGCAGAATGACCAGCCGCCTGTCCTCACGCAGAAAATCCTGGTACTTCATAGCGCCTCACTTAGTCTGCAACAAATAATCATTAATGGTTTCAGTGCGTCGGGATATCGCGGCAATCTGCTCACTCATGCCCAATAATTGCGCCTGGGTGTGGCTCAACTTGCTGATTAGCTCGGTGATTTGAGACTGTGTCGGCACCTGCGCGACCTGCGCTTCCAGGGTGGTGATACGCGTACGCAACTCCAGCAACTCCTTCTGACTGGCGGACTGACGCCCTATCAGCCAGGTATAAACCCCGACGACAGCCATCACCGCCCATTGCAGAAACTGCCAGTTAAAACTCAGATCATTTATCCCCACAATTGCCTCCCTGGGTACACTTGATAACCTCAAACAACCGTCCGGCACAGATACCGTACTGGTCGTATAACTGTTTTTGCGCGATCGCCAGGTCATCCATGCCGTTACTGGCTGCCGCCACCGGCCGTTCGCACGGCACCGCCAGTTGCGCCGGTAAGACCAGCGGTTGCTGCGGTTGCGGCACGCTCACGGGCGGCGGCGAGTTGCCGCATGACGTCAGCGTCAAACACGCAGTTAACACGATTAGCGGCGGTTTTTTTGAGAGTGTCACGGATGGCCTCCGTTGATTGTTCGTCCGCCTCCTGGCGGGCGTTGATTTGTTGCGCCAGGCGTGCGCTGGCTTTGTTGGCGCTGCCGATCAGCGCGCGGGTGCCGTCGGCGAATTCTGTGAGTGTTTTGACCGCCGCGATGGCGGTCGCCTGTGAAGTTTCCAGACTGACGGCGGTGCGCCCGTCACGCTTGCCGAGTTGATAGCACGCCACCGCTACTGCGGTGGCCAGCAGGTACGGCCAAATCGCACCCCAGACAGCCCTAATCACGGTGCTCATCGCACACCCCCAGTCCCCAGCCGGCATCGACATACAGCGGTTGCCAGCGGTGAATAATGCGATCGGGATAGCCGCGATTCTCGCGGAAATTGGCGCCGGAGCGGCCAGCGTTGACCCGCTCGACCTGATCCCAGTAGCGGGAACTGTCCAGACCGCGTTGCGCTGCCAGCTTGCGGTCACGCTGCACCCAGCCCAGCCCGCCGTTATAGGCCGACAGCGTAAACGCCATGCGGTCGCAATCGCCGGCAGCAGTGATGCGCCGCCAGTGCCACTGGTTGTATTGCACCAGCGCACGCAGCGACCATGACGGGTTGTACGGCTGGTTGGCGCCCAGTTCGGCGGGATAGATATCGGCAATCCACTTTGACGTGGCGGGCATAAACTGCGCCAGTCCCTGCGCGCCGACCGGCGATTTTGCGTTGGTTTTCCACTGCGACTCCTGATGGATCTGCCCGGCGAAGGTAGCCACCGGCGCATCCAGTCCCCAGATAACGCGAGCGTTGCGCGTCAGTTCTCGCTGATAGCGTTCGGCATTGGGCGGAATATCCGCCTGTACCGGCACGGCATGGCAGGACGCGAGCAACAGCGATAACAACAGTAGCCGGCGCATCGTCATAGCCCCAGCGTCACGCCCAGCACCACCGCCAGCACAATCACCGCCCGGCGCAGCAGTACGGCGGCGAACACCAGTTCAAATCCTGGCACAATGGGAAACTCCGGCTGTTCCTCCCCCTGATAGGCGGCAGTGGTTTTCCAGTCGTGGCGCAGGTAACTGCCGGGGCTGGCATACGGAAATAATCCCCGGTCGAGGTGGTAGCCCAGCACGGCGGCCAGCGATACCAGCGAGAGTTTGTAGACGGTGATGCCTAACTGCTGCGGCGATGTCAACGCGATAACGATCAGCAATACCACGGCGGCAATCAGCCAGCCCAACAGTCGCTGGCGCTGAATTTTGGTTAATACGGACATGGGAAGCTCCCTGATACGATAAATAAGTCGATAGATCAGGGGCCATTGTGGGATGCGGGGCGGTGAATGTAATTTGCCCTCGGGCAGATTAACCGAGTGGCGATTGCGATCAAAATGGGCGGGAAAAGAGCGACCCGCCCAGTGCGCCAACACCGGGCAGGCCGTCAACCCACAGAACACACCTGTGAGCTAACCGAGGCTCAGTCCGTCTCGCGAGACAGATTCAGCTTAATTTATTTTCACTATGTGAAAAAGGCTTACAGTAGATGAAATCGACATACACCCCGTTTTTTCCCTGGCTGGGCGGAAAACGCAGGCTGGCCAAACAAATATTGCCGCTATTCCCCGAACACACCTGCTACGTCGAACCGTTCTGCGGCGCGGCGGCGCTGTTTTTTATGAAATCCCCTGCAAAATCGGAAGTGCTAAACGATATCAATGGCGAACTGGTGAATTTGTACCGGGTGATCCAGCACCATCTGGAAGAGTTTATCCGCCAGTTTAAATGGTCGCTGGTTAGCCGTGAGATGTATCGCTGGCTGCAAATCACGCCGACTGAAACGCTGACGGATATTCAGCGAGCGGCGCGGTTTTATTATCTGCAAAAACAGTCATTCGGCGGAAAATTGGAGGGGCAGACGTTCGGCACGGCGACCACCAGTCCGCCACGTCTTAATCTGCTGCGCATTGAAGAGGAGTTGTCGCAGGCGCATTTGCGGCTGGCACGAACATGCATTGAACATATGCCCTGGGATAGATGCGTAGAGAAGTACGATCGGCCCCATACGCTGTTCTATTGCGATCCGCCATACTGGGGGACGGAAGGCTACGGCGTGGCGTTCGAGTTTGAAAACTATCAGATTTTGGCGGATCTGGCGAAAACGATAAAGGGGAGGATGATTATTTCAGTGAACGATATCCCGGAAATGCGAGAAGTCTTTGCCGGGCTGCCCTTTGAGGGCGTGGATATCCACTATTCGCTACAGGGAGCGGGTCGAGCGAATGCCCGGCAACGGGAATTGATTATTGGTAATTTTAGTCCGTGCCGATAGGTTTATCGTTCGGACCCGGATAATTCTCTCCATTTGAATAGATAACGCGGCATTTCTCGGTTTTCAGCGAATAAAGCTGACGCTCGCGATCGCGTGCCCGGTCACGGGCATCAGATTTTGCAATGCCGTTACCGATACCAAAATCGCCTAAAAAGCCCAGCACAGTACGGCCATTAAACTCGCCCGTTCTCTCAATTTGATACTGAATACTTTTCACATGGGCGATCTCGCGGTCGAGATCCTTGCAGCCCATTGCACTGGCTTCTTCAGGCAGAATCGGCGTGGCGATGGGATACTGTTTTGTGGCACATCCGGTAAGGAGAAAAAATATTGAAGAGAGTAATCCCAGACGGGAATAATGCATATTAGCTCCTTGCTATATAATGAAATAAAAATTAACCCGATTTTTAATCGGTTTTATTGATTACGCCCCGAAGGGGTTGATTTTTTATTGGCTTACCTGATGGAACACTCGCACATAATGACCATCAGGGCCAAAAACCAACCCAACTTCTTTCTGATGAGTGGTAGCAACTACTCCATTCACTTGAATATAACGCCAGAAAGAAACTGAGTACCCATCGGCGCGGTTAACAGTCTGGACCGGCTTAGAGCCAAGCAGCGCTGTAGCATCCATTAGCGTGGTAATGCCCGGCTGTAACTGTGTTATGGCTGATTCGTTGAAATCACGCCCACTGGAAGCGCAGCCTGAGAGAATCAAGAGAAATAAAGAGAACATTCCTGTACTAAAATAATTCATATTTACCCCTTATTTATTATTAAACCAACGGTTATTGGTTTAATAGCGGCATCCTGCCAATTACCCAGAAGCAAAACTGCCGCTGTGTTTAATCAAAAGAATCAAGCGAAGGTTTGTTTTTTCGTTTATCTAAACATGCTTGAAAATCATACACGTTATCGTTGTTATCGTATTGCGAATAAGGTGGTCCCCTGGCACTGGGAGAGCCCCGAATACGGGGCTGTTCACCATCAGCCGGCCTTACCGTCTGGTTTGGGCTGGGTAAGGAGCCGACCAACGTCGAGTACTGTTTTTTTCTGCTCCGGCGTCATTGTATTAAATGCCTCCAGTAGCCGCTGCTGCTCAGTAGACAGCTGTGATTCAACAGGCATAGACCGTTGCCCTGTTAATACATACAGAACATCAACTCCCGCAGCAGCTACGGCAGCTAAGTAGTCAGCATCGGGTCGCCTCAAATTTGACTCGTAATTAAACTGAGACTTCCTAGTAGTCCCCGCCAATTCTGCGAAATCCGTCTGGTTCATACCAAGCCGTTCTCGCTCTGCTTTTAACCTGTCACCAAATGAACCCATAACCCACCTTGACAATGGGTACAATTGTACCCATAATCACATCACACAGTTAAACAACCAGCCAAATTTGTACACAGCCAGTGGAGCAAACGCCATGACAAAACGAACCATCAAAACCCGTGCCCAGGTTAAATCCGAACTGGCCCGTCAGGGCATAGCAACCTCAGAACTGGCGCGCAAATACGGTTTTAACGCCAACCTGGTTTACAACATCCTGAACGACGACGACGTCTCACCCCGGCATAAATGCCGCTTCGGAGAGTCGCACCGCATCGCCGTGACCCTGGGGCTCAAGGACGGGGTGATCGCCGCATGAACACCACCGAAGAGCAGTTCATTCGCGCGTTGATTACGGAATCAACCCGCTGCAACGGCCAGCGGCTATTCACGGTCGATCAGGCCCGGAAGATTTATCAGTGCTTGCGTCAGGATCAACATCCGACCACACGCCATAAATGCCAAACAAGCGATACAGCACCCTACCGGGTTCATACAGGCCGGCACGAACGCCCGGCTCTGCCGCTGACGGGTCAGCCTGCAACACTTCATAGCGCCGATCGGCGGCCTGCAACCGCTGATGGATCTGGGCAATTTGCGGATGACCGCGCAGCAGCGGCGGCAATACATCGGCCAGCACTCGCTGCATCCCGGTCGCCCAGTCGTCGACCACCTCGATTTTGGCGCGCAATTCGGCGATTTCTCGCCGCAGTTCCAATTCGCTTTCGCGCATGGTTGTTGGCCTCCATAAAATCACACAAAGGGTAGCAGATATGAATCGTATTTACATTCCGTATCCGCAAACCCCGGCATCGGCACGGGAATGGTTGATCGCCCACGGTATCAGTCAAAGCGAGTTTGCCCGTCTGCACGGCGTACCCCGTGAAACCGTGGCGCAGTTGCTACAGGGCAGCAGACAGCGCGGTCTGCGCGGCAAAAACCGGCGTATCGCCATTGCGCTGGGTTTACGGCCCGGCGATGGCAACGAGCCGCTATTGTCAGGCGGTCAACCGGGTTAGCACCAGACCCACAAAACGTTTTTGTTTGGAACCAGTTATTAAGGGGACGACAGCGATGATTCCAACCACACGCTGCAATTGGAAACGTATCCAGCCCAGTGGCCTACGTAACGCGCTGGAACTGTGCAAGGACCATGCCCGCGCGCGCCTGAACCGTTCGGTAGAACAGGTTGCCGATTTGATGGGATTGTCCGACCACTGGACGTTATACAAATGGCTGCAAAATGGCCGCATGCCCGCCAACCTGATCCGCCCATATGAAGCCGCCTGCGGTATCGACTATGTCACCCGCTGGATCGCCGCCAGCGGCGGCAAATTGCTGATCGACATCCCCACCGGTCGCGCCTTGCAGGCGACGGACGTCAGCGAACTGCATGGTTCGTTTGCCGATGCCATGAAACTGCTGACCGATTTTTACGCCGGTCGGGCAACGCAGGACAACACCGTACAGGCGTTGACCAACCATTTACAGAGCGTCGCCTGGCATCACGGCAACGTGAAGGCCCACGCCAACCCTCAACTGGAGCTTGAACAATGAAACCTAGCGCTCTAAAACCCGGTATGCGCGTTTTATTACAGCCTACATTGGGAAAATCTACTGAGCTACTCAGCGCCACGGTAGTCAGTCGCATGCCTACTGCATATGGCCGCAAGGGACAGACAGTTATCAATGTTGATGTATTTGGCGGATTGAACGGCCCTGACGATAACGGCCCTGTGCATCTTTCCGACTATGAGGTTTCCCGCTTTCTGCATCCAATGGAGGCGCGTTAATGAACAAGCCCAACACATCCAGCTCTGGTGGCCGCATCCTGCGCGTGCTTAAGGCGCTGCGTGGCCATACGCTGAACGGCGTATCCAACAGCGATCTGGCGAAATCCCTGAATGAATCACCCGCCAATATCAACCGGGCGCTGAATACCCTGATTGACGAAGGTTTGGCGCAAAAACTGGATAACGGCCGCTTTGCTCTGAGCGTTCAAGTGTTGCAGATCGCGGTAGCGCACAGCAATGAAATCGCCCGCGCGCAGGGTCGTATTGATGAATTAAACCAGCGCGTTCTGGCTGGCAGCCGATAAGGATAAGTAACGATGGCACGAACCAAAACCCAACACGCCGAATTAGTCCCGGACGCACAGTTAAACCCGGAACTGGAGAATACGCAGAACCTGATGGCCACGATCAGCAGTGAAATGCATGACGAACGTGACCTGCTGAACCAGTTGCTGGGGCAGGCGCAGATGGCCGAAGCGTTTGGCAAATTTTCCCAAACGGTTTGGAGTTCCAAATTAGCATTTGTCAAAGAAAACAAGCTGTACCGCAATCTCAAAGGTAAAAAAAGTCCAAACGGTTTGGAGTTTTTAGGTACATGGCAAGAGTTCTGCGAATTACTCGGCGTCTCCGATGAAAAGGCCAATCAAGACATCGCCAACCTTCGCGCCTTTGGCGAGGAAGCCCTCGAATCCATGTCCCGCATGGGCATTGGCTACCGCGAACTGCGCCAGTTTCGGCGCCTGCCCGAAGACCAGAAAACCGCGCTGATCGAGGTCGCCAGAGACGGTGATAAGGCTGCGCTACTGGAACTGGCGGAAGAAATGATCGCCAAACACACCAAAGAAAAAGAAGACCTGAGAACAGATCTGGAAATCAGCCGCCAAACCCTGGCTGAGAAAAAAGACGAAATCAACGCTCTCAAAGACCAGACCGACGATTTAAAGATCCGCCTGACGCGCCGCTCAGCCACCGAAACCCCGGATACCGAAGGCCAGGCGCTCGAAACCGAGGTCGCCGGGTTTAAAAACGGTGTGGTTGGCGCGCTGGTTGAACTGAGAAGCGGTTTTACCGCTCTGGCTGAACACACAGAACGCACCGGCATCAATCACATGGGTTTAATGACCGGCATCCTTAACGACCTGCAACTCCAGTTTAGCGATCTGCGCCAGCAGTTCAATCTGCCTGACTATCAGCCGGGCGACACCGTACCGGATTGGGTAAAAGGAGATTAAAGCGATGAACCCGGTATTAATTGATCGTCTGGTTAGTATTGCTTCGGCTGTTGACGCCGCCGGACATGGCAATAAAGAGCCGATTTATCAGGCCGCCTGCGAGGAGTTACACATGTCGCGCGCCACGTTGATAAGAAAACTCGGCGAAATACGGCCGAAACTGCCCCGCAAACGCCGCGCCGATGCCGGCAAAACCGCGCTATCCCGCGAGGAGGCGCTGACCATTTCCGCGCTGCTGACTGAGTCTACCCGTAAGAACGGCAAACGCCTGTATTCGGTTGCCGACGCCGTCGCGGAGTTGCGGGCAAACAACATGATCACCGCCGAATTCATCGATCAGGCTACCGGCGAGATTCGTCCGTTATCGGAAAGCGCCATTATCCGCGCGATGCGCGGCTACGGCGTTCACCCCGATCAGTTGATGGCGCCGGAACCCAGCACGCGGTTGGCCAGCCTGCATCCGAATCACGTCTGGCTGATTGATGCCTCGCTCTGCACCCTGTATTACCTGCAAAACGGCAAGAAAACGACGGGATTGCAAGTAATGAACAGTGACCAGTTCTATAAAAACAAGCCCAAAAATCTGGCGCGGATAGCGAATGACCGGGTATGGAGCTACGAGATCACCGATCACACCAGCGGCTGGATTTACGTTGAGTATGTGATGGGCGCGGAATCCGGCGAAAACCTCTGTTCGGTACTAATCAATGCGATGCAAGAGCGCGGCAGCGCTGACGTATTGCACGGCGTACCTAAAGTGCTGTTTATGGACCCAGGCTCGGCCAACACCGCCGCCATGACGCGCAATCTGTGCAAATCCCTGGGCATTGAAATCATCGCCCACAGAGCAGGGAATGCCCGTGCTACCGGGCAGGTTGAGAAAGCCCGTGACATTATCGAACGCAAGTTCGAACCGGGGCTAAAGTTCGTCGCGGTCAGCAGCCTGGACGAACTGAACGCAATGGCGGCGCGCTGGCGCAGCCATTTTAACGCGACGGCGATACACAGCCGCCACGGCCAAACACGGAACGACATCTGGCTGCGCATCACAACTGAACAACTGATTAAAGCGCCGTCTGTGGACATCTGCCGCGAACTGGCCATCGCTGCGCCGGAACGCCGCAAGGTTCAGCCGACGCTCGAAATCTCGTTTCAGGGCCGCAAGTACGATGTGTCAACGGTGCCGTCCGTCATGGTTGGCGAGTCTGTCATGGTCACAAGTAATCCGTGGCGTACAGACGCGGCACAGATAGTGCTGACTGGCGAAGATGGCCACGAAGTATTTCATCTTATCGAAGAGGTGGCAGAGAACGAATTCGGCTTCTCAACGAATGCCGCGATCATCGGCGAAAGTTACAAGAAACCGGCTGACACAGTAACCCAGCACGTTAACCAGCAGATTGAACAACTGGTGACGGGCACGGATTCAGCAGAGGCGGCAGTTGCATCGCGCAAAGCTAAGGCTGTGCCGTTCGGCGGGCAATTCGACCCATACCGCACAATTGATGACGCCGCGTTACCCGCCTACCTGCCGAAACGCGGCACGGCGTCGAACGTTCGCGGCCCGCGTATCGAGCAACGCCCACTCACTCATGTCGAAGCCGCCAAGCAACTGCGCGAGCGACTGTCATCAAAGGGACAGCCCTGGACGGCGCAGCATTACCGGCAACTGGTCGCGCAATACCCCGACGGCATATCGGCTGACGATATCGAGACAGTTGTCAGTGCACTGATGGTCGCACCGGCCGCCGCTAATGCCGTCGGCATACGCTAAGGGAGGAAACATGCTGCAACTGAAACACATTATGGCGGCACACGGTATCAATCAGGGCGCGCTCGCCGCTGCGGCGGGCATATCGCAGCCGGCTATCGCGCAACTGGTTAATCACGGCATCTGGCCGAAACGAAACGCCGACAGCATTCGGCAAAATATCACCCGCGAGTTGTCTGGTCGCGGTATCGATCCAACAGGGGCATTTGAGGTGGTACCGGCTGCGGATGAGGCCGCTGCCGGTACCGGTGTCCCGCTACACGCAAATGAAGAGGACGAAAATATGCTACTGAAAAAACAGGTGCTGCGTCCAGCGGCAAAAAAGGCGTTCGGGCTGTTCCGCGACCCGTTCGCCGACGATCTGCAAGGCTCGGAGGATGTATTTACCACGCCGGATATCCGCTATGTGCGTGAAGCGCTGTATCAGACTGCGCGTCACGGCGGCTTTATGGCGGTGATTGGCGAGTCCGGGGCGGGTAAATCCACACTGCGCCGGGATCTGATTGAACGCATTAACCGCGAAAACGCCCCGATTATCGTTATCGAGCCGTATGTGCTGGCGATGGAGGACAACGACGTCAAGGGCAAGACGCTGAAGGCAGCGGCGATCGCGGAGGCAATAATCAGCACTATCGCACCGCTGGAGGGCATTAAACGCAGTCAGGACGCACGGTTCCGCCAGTTGCACCGTGTACTGAAAGAGAGCTGCGCGGCAGGCTATAGCCATGTTCTTGTGATTGAAGAGGCCCACAGCCTGCCGATCCCCACGCTCAAGCACCTGAAAAGGTTTTTTGAGCTGGAAAGCGGGTTTAAAAAGCTGATTTCCATCGTGCTAATCGGCCAGCAGGAACTGGCGGTGAAGCTGTCCGAGCGCAATATGGAGGTGCGCGAAGTCGTCCAGCGTTGCGAAGTGGTCGAACTGCTGCCGCTGGATAACGCGCTGGAGGATTACCTCCAGTTCAAATTCACGCGGGCGGGCAAGCAGTTGGCGGACGTGCTGGACGCCAGCGCGATCGACGCCATCCGCGCCCGGCTGAGTAATCAGGTCGGCGGACGTAAAAGCATCGTCAGCCTGCTGTACCCACTGGCCGTCGGCAATCTGCTGATCGCCGCGATGAATCTGGCCGCTGATATCGGTGTGCCGGTGGTGAATGCCGATGTGGTTAAGGGGGTTTAAATGGCCACTATCGTTATCCAGATTTCCCCGGTGATGAATAAAGTCGAGGGCAATTGCGAACACGTACTGTCCGGCGTCAGTATTTCATACGCGCTGGATTCCAAGGATTCGAACATCATCGCGCTGACGACACAGCATATTGTCAACAGCCTGCCAGCGGCCATCAAACAGTCGCAGGAGGAGATGATAAAGATGCTGACTGCGCTGGGGGTAAATATCAGCCATTCGGTCAGCGTAGAAGAAATGCAGAAAAAGGCTGTGCATTAATATATGGAGCCAATAATGAAAGCTATTCCGAATATCAATGAGCAATTAGCCAATATCAAAGACGTGATGGTTTCATTGCGTGCAATGAACGCTACCGTGCAAAGCGTGATGATTAAAGGCAGTAAACCACTTATTCGCATAGCCAGAAACGGCCACTGCGAAAAGCTGATTAACAGCGGTGTGGCCCGTTACGTGGTGATTGGTTGCGACAGCAACGGCAGGTTTCGCCAGGGCGAATTTGAACAGCATGGTTGCCGAATTATCTGGTCTGAATCTCTCCATTAATGAGGAAATAACGATGTCTGAAATTAATAAAGACGAATATATGACTGACCGCAAAGGGCGCCTAGTGCCGATTAGTCATGTTTCTGATTACGATCTGGCGATGGACTCGTTTGTTAATGACGCCATCAAATCCGCAAAACTGAAAAGCGCTGAACTACGCGATTTCAAAAAACGGGCGTTCGATGATTGCTACGCCTGGCTGGATCTGATTGCCGAAAAATACGGACGTACTCGCGGCGGCGCTAAGGGCAATGTGACATTCTCCAGCTTTGACGGCAGCAAGCAAATCAGCATCAAGGTGCAGGACTCTCTGGTCTTCGGCCCTGAGCTGCAAGTTGCCAAAGACCTGATTGATGAATGTGTAAAGGAATGGTCAGAGGGAGCCAACGACAAACTACTGGCGCTAATTTCTGACGCGTTTCAGGTTGATAAAGAAGGCAACCTCAGCACCACCCGCATTTTATCCCTGCGGCGGGTAAAAATTGACGATGAGCGCTGGAAGAAGGCAATGGAGGCAATTTCCGAATCATTACTGGTTGCTGTATCGAAAACCTATATTAATTTTCGGGAAAAAGACGAATCGGGAAAATTAATTAATATCCCGTTGGATATCGCCGCCATTTGATTATTTAAACATGATTTTTCTTTTATTTCGGCGTCAATGCCGGGGAATTCTGCACCCGTAATTCAGCATAAACACTATTTTGGAGAATGATTATGGCCCACGTATCACCCGTAAAACGCCTGGAAAAAACGGCGCAATTTATCCGCCTGGCGACCCGTCAGATTCAGGAAAACACCACTGAACTGGCGCTGCGTACACTGAAAAACGCAGAGAACGAGATCAACATCCTGCGTAAAGACCCCAAGTCGGAGGAACTATAAATGTCGCTAACCTGCAAACGCTGCAAGAACGAGGTTGAAGAACTCGAACAGGAACAGGCCACCATCTCCCAGGCCGACGACGGCACCTGGGGCGTTGACCTGATTCTGACCTGTCCGTACTGCGCCCAGGCGTATGGTGCATTTATTCCCACTGGCGATCTGGAAGTTCTGTCGGAGGGCGATGAATCATGAGCGCAACCATCGTTAATACGCGTAATGATTTATACGGTCTGACAACGCAGAAATTAACGCTGCGCAAAAGCATGGATGAACGTGCTCTTTCATTAATAGAGGCAACATCCGACCTGTGCGTAACCGCCTACCACGAGAGAAACGGCACCGATACCGCCGTTTCTCTGGCCGAACGAATGGCTACCGTGGAAATTCTGATCGAACAGTACCGTTTTGCCGGGATGGACACGCTCATCGAGGTGGCCAAACAGCGCCAGTTGCAGGCGCTCGCCGAAAAGCTGGGGGTGGAATATGTCGAATAGCAAAAAAGAAAAATACCTGCAGCGGATTAAAAAGTTGTTGAACCTAGCCAGGCGGACGACGAACGCCGGCGAGGCGGCTAATGCAATGCGGCAGGCACAAGCACTGATGCACCAGCATGGGGTGACAGCCACCGACGTTGACCTGATGGAAATTAATGAGGCCAGCAGTAAATCGGCACCATCTCAAGCCAATACACCTCCCAAATATATGTTGAATCTTGCGGAGTTAATCAGGCGTGTATTTGGCGTGAATTGCTATATCTCGTTTGCTCCAGACTCAATATCAACAAAGCGGATCGTCGTTTTTTTTGGACCTAACGAACGCCCGCAGGTAGCGGCGTATGCGTTTGACGTTCTGTCGCGACAATTAATGAAGGCTCGCCGCGAATTTATTGCCAACATGAGGAAAAACATCAAAACAACCACAAAAACGGCAAGGGCTGACAATTTTTGTGAGGGATGGGCGCAAGGAGTTTATCAGGTCATTCAGGATTTTGTGGCTTCGGATGCTGAAAAAACGCTGATGGCAGCCTACGACAAGCGATTAAAAGATCGGCTGGAGCTGGAAACCACCAGAGGCAGGAGCGCAAACAAGGCAAGGGGTACGGATGAGTCCAGAGTAGTCGGATTCATCGCCGGGAAAAACGCCAATATTCATCACGGCGTCAATGGTGCTGGTCCGGTAGTACGGATTGGGAGGGCTGAATAATGTCAGTAACCATAGAGGTCTCCGTTCGCCTTACTAACGGTACTTATTTTGCGCGGGGTAATGGTAAAACGGCGTCATGCACCTATGACCCCGTCGTGGCGGTAAAGAGCGTAGGCCGGAAGGTTTTCGGCAATCTGCAAAAGCTGGTTATTACCCAAGTAAAGCCCGTAACAGTAGTAACAGTATATGAAAAAGGTCAATTTCTGGTTACGCCAGACCTTTCCCAGTCATGCCGCGTATGTGGCTGCACATGGGATTGTGCCTGCGGATCGGGTTGTTATTGGGTGGCAGAGGATTTGTGCAGCAACTGCGGGGGTGACGCGTGATCATTGGCTTTGTATTGCTTGTTTCAACCTGTGGTTTTGATGCTTGCGAGGCGTTGCCTGTCTCGGATGATATTTATCTGACAGAGGAGTCATGCCATTTGGTTCTGGAGGCGATACATGAGCGTCGCCCAGAGACAGTTCTTACATGCGGTACTGTTTGGCGGGAGGATAGCGATGAACAGAAACCAACTCGTTAAACTCATCCACGTTGCAAAACGCGATCGCAAACTGGATGACGATACCTATCGCCAGTTCCTGATTAACTATGCTGGCGTCAACAGCACTAAGGATATGACCGATCAGCAACTGCAACAGGTTTTAGATGCAATGAAGCAGTTGGGTTTTAAAGTAAAAAGTGCCAAGCCTCATAAGATCACAGCCACTGACGCACAGTCTAAGAAAATACGTGCGCTATGGCTTGAAATGGCCGATGAGGGCTACATTCGGGACAGTTCTGAACGTGCAATCAATGCGTATGCGCACAGGATCACAGGCGTCGGGCGGTTGGACTGGCTCAGCACAGACCAGGCCAGCCGTGTTATCGAATCACTAAAGAAATGGCAGGCCCGCGAACGCAAGGCCCAGTCTGTTGAGTGAGGGGTAAATCATGATCACGACGATGGAAGAGAAGCGCCATAAGCTGCTGTCTGAGCTGGCCGATCACGTTGCAGAGACTGCGACCGATTATGGTTGTTCCGTTGAACACGCCGAACAGTTGGGCCTCGCCGTCGCTAATTTTCTGGCCGAGCACTTTGGCGGACAAAATTTCACGTTCCCGCGTGACTATGTCTATAAGCTGGCGGTTCGTGATCTACAGATTTACAACGAGCATAAAGGCAACAACTGGGCCGAACTGAGCTCAAAATACGGCATCACCGAACGTGGCCTGCGAAAGCTGATTCACCGAGTCCACAAGCGGGTGATGAAAAGCCGACAACCTGGTCTGGATCTGTTCGACGATGAGGGGAAATGATTGTGGATAAAACAGTTACCATCAATCGTTTTATTATGGGTTTTGGTGTATCGACTGAGTTGTGGTACACGACTCGTAAGAACGACTCAAGAGCGGTCAGCATATTCAAAATTGGCTATGTTTCTGACCTAATTCCTACGACAAAAGATTATCGGTTTTTTTTCGTCGTACTGATCGTGCCATTCGTGATATTTAGGCTCGGTTGGGCCTATGACAGAAACTAGCCCCACCGTAAAATTAAGGGTAGAAGAGCTAAATTTTCTGCCCTTGTTTCTTTTACAGTATGTGAAAGGTGATTACAGTAATCTGTCCCGATAAATCCCCAAAGGTTTCACTAAATCCCATTTATCTCAGATTCTCCTAGTTGTTTATCTCACTTCTGATCAGTAACCCGCAGCGCCAGTATTTCTCGCCCCATATGCCAAAAAAGCGCCTGGATCTCGTCATTTGTCAGATCTTCCGGTGAAGTATTACCGCATTCAGTTTCAAACATTTCCGCGACGCTGGCAGCGATAGCATGACCGGCGTTAATTACTTCACGCCTGGTGAATTCGGCCAGATGCGCCCAGCGCGCCCGCCAGTAGCTCGCGAGTTCTGACACAAAACCATCGCGCACGCCCTGTTTTGTGCGTACGGCATCCAGACGCAGCAGGGCTTTTTTCACGGTTCCCATGAAAAAGGCGCTGACGTGTCGCGGTTCGCGGTTGGTGCGCAGCCATTCTATTTTTTGCCGGTAGGTATCACGGATAAAAAACGGCTGTTCGCGCAACCGGGCTTCCACTCCTTCCGGCGTTTCCATCCAGTTTTTTAATGCCGCCAGATGCTCTGCCTGCACCGCTTCAGCGAACCGGCGGCGCATCGTCAGCAATGTTGCATTAGGCTCTAAATAGTCCAGCCTCGCGACGGCCTGATCGAAATCCAGATCGGAGAAAGCAGCGCGTGATACCAGCCGCTTAAGGTGATTCTCGACGACGGGATGCGGCTCGGTAGTATTTACCGCCAGAGAAGGAAGGGAGTCAGCGATCCCCTGATACGCGGAGATCGCGGGGCGCGGCGCGTTCCAGGGGTAGGCCCATTGCTCGGACATTAATTACCCCGCCGAACATCAAGAAATGCCGCTATGAACGCTTTGGCCGCTTCCGCGTTGATGGCGTTTCCATAGGCGCGCAGTCGTCCCATACGGTTGGTAATCCCATAAGCCAGCGGGAATGTGCCGGGTTCAACTGGCCTCCACTTTCCATCCCGGCAGGAGAGCCAATCTGCATCACGCCAAAAACCGTTAACCTGCAAGGGCTGACTAACTGTGCTGCAACATCCAGACGATCCGTGCTCAACTTCCCGTTGCGCATCCGTCCCCCCTGATAGTCCCCCCTTGTAATCCGTCGCAGTTGGCGTCGGCCAGCGTGTCAGTGCTGCCACATCCTGCAAACGCTTCTGAATTTTTGTTCCGTTCTCTCGATAGTTCCGCATCGCTTCCTGCGGGCATGGATAACGATCGTTGCTCGTTGTTGGAGTCGGCCACCCAATAGGCGCGCTCTCTGACGTGCGGCGCACCGATGCCCGCAGACGGAAACGGGACAAGCCCATAGGCGTAACCCATTGCTTCCACGTCAGATTGTACAAGGTCGAACCATGCATCAGCGTTGCTGCTTGCAACCTGTTCTCCAAAGACAACTGTAGGCCGACACTGGTTAATGAGGTGATGGAAAGCGGGCCATAAGTGCCGCTCATCAGCAAACCCGCCTTTCTTGCCTGCCGCGCTGAAAGGTTGGCAAGGGCACGATCCCGTCCAGACAGGTTTATCATCCGGCCATCCCGCTCGGCGCAGGGCGTATGACCAGACGCCGATCCCGGCAAAGAAATGGCATTGCGTGTAGTTTCTAAGGTCATCAGGTGTCACATCCTCAATTGATCGCTCGTCAACATCCCCCGGCGCGATATGGCCAGCGGCAATAAGATTGCGCAGCCATTGGGCTGCAAAGGGGTCGATCTCGTTGTAGTAAGCCGCCATCAGAACGGCATCCCATCGTCAAAGGCTTGATTACGGATGGCAGCAGTCTCTTTGCGAAACTTGGCCGAAATCTTTGCGCGGCGGTAATACTCCCGGCTGTGGCGCACCTTATTCAGCACACCGATTACCTCTCCTGCTTTCTTACGTGAAGCAGCAGAGGCCCCCAAAGAACGGGAAACGCTAATCTCATGAAATTGGTAATGCTGGTAAATTTCGCGTGTAGCGGGCGTATCGCTATTTGAGATAACCACTGGTGCAGCGGTCTCGCGGTGGACGCCCCATAGCAATTCAACCAACTCACGATGATGATCCGAAGTAAAGGATGAGGTGTGATACTGCGTAAAATTGGCCGTTTCGCTAGCAGGTAAATAGGGAGGATCGCAGTAAATTACGAAACCTGGCTCGGTATGAACCAGCAATGTTTCTTTAAAATCGGCACAAATAAAGATAGTTGCCGTGTCATTCGCCTTTTCAGCAAACAACCGTATTTCGTGTTCAGGAAAGTGTAATGGTCTAATCATTCTGGACACTTTGTTAGAGGTATAATGAGCAACACTAACGAGGTGAAAATGCGAAGAAAAACGTTTACCCATGAATTCAAACAGGAATGCGTCAATCTGGTTATTCAGCAC